GTCTTGCCATGGTCAACGTGGCCGATCGTGCCGATGTTTACGTGAGGCTTGTTGCGCTCAAACTTACCTTTTGCCATGTTTTTATTCCTACTGAACGAAAGTTGGGCTAACCGGCCCGTCCGGTTTGGCAGGCGTTTAAGGCTTTCGCAACGAATGCGCAAGCGCTAAATGCACGGGAAAATCCGCCGGAAACGGGCTGGGGTGAGCCGGATAGCCCTTAGATCATGACGCGGAATCGCTTTTTCAAGGCAGGGCCTTAGGGGAGCTGCATGCGTTGATCACTCGAAGGGAAGCACGTTCGTTTCGCTCCCGCATTGCTCCTCAGCCCCAACCTGGGCGATGCCTTGCCTCTTACAGCGGGATTTCACCCAAACAATCCCGTTTCCCAAGCATCTCCGCGCCGCTCCTACGCCGAACGGATGCCGCCGCCACTCCCTTTGCTTGACTGCGTTCTCCCAGGACGCGTGCTCTAGATTCAGCGGCTCATTCTCAACCACCGGGAGGAGACGATGGCGATGATGTGGAGCGAGGCCATGGACCTTGCCTGGGCGAAGGGCAGGAATATTCAAGGCACGGACCGTGCGGACAAGCTGAACAGCGGCGACAATGACGACATTATCCGCGCCCTTGGCGGTGACGACGTCGTGAAAGGCCGAAAAGGAAACGACAGTATCGATGGCGGCGGCGGCGCGGATACCTTGCGTGGGGAGGCCGGCAACGACAGCATCAAGGGCGGTAAGGGCGAAGACAAGATCAAGGGCGACGCTGGAAACGACAAACTGGCCGGCGGTGCAGACGCGGACAAGGTCGAGGGCGGCGCAGGCAACGACACCGTCTCCGGCGACGCCGGGGACGATAAGCTCTTCGGCGACAGAGGAGCGGATACATTGTCGGGTGGAAGCGGAAAGGACGCCCTCAGAGGCGGCCAGGGCGACGATGCCCTTGCCGGTGGTACGGGTATCGACACCTTCGTGTTCGGCAAGGCGGAGGGCGACGACACGATCCGCGACTTCAAGGATGGGACCGACCTCATCGATCTGCGCGGGCAAACCTTCACCGTCACCGAAGACAAGAGCGGCTTCGCTGTGCTGAACCTTTCCGGCGGCGGCACTATCACGCTCCGCGGCATCGACATGACCGACGTGAGCGCCGACTGGTTTCTCTAGAAGCAGGGCACCTGAGCAAAAAGAAAAGCCACGACTTTAATTTGGAGGATCTCCGTGCGAATCCGCGTGTGTTCCACCTTGAAACGAGCATCCTCCTCGCCTCTCTGCCTCGTCGCGCTTCTGCTTGTCGGGATAGCACCGATGCCGGCTTCCACGCAGGATTTCGATGCGAGCGGTCCAAGCGGTCCGCGGACGGGTCACGACGATGACCAGCAGGAAATCGACCGGTTGCGCGCCATCATTCGCGAGCTTGAGACCGAAATTTCGAACCTGCGCGACGCGGCACAGCAAGAGGGAGCAGCGGCCGGCAAAACCGATCTCATTGGCACGTGGCTGGGCAACGTCGCCTGCGGGCGGCGGCAGTTCACAATCACCTTCTCCGTCGACGAACAGTTCGGCCGCGTCGGCAAGGGGAAATGGGCCTATAGCGGTGCAGCGAGAGGAACCGACGAGGCTCAGATCAGCCCGATGGCGGCGGAGGATACTCCAAACACCTATGCCATCGTTACCGCGCGACCGGATACCTACGACTACGTGGTCAAAATCGACGGCAATACGCTCACCGGGAAAGCCAACCGGCAGAACTGCCAGATCTATCTGGAACGCGGCTAGAGCGAATCGGCCTTGTCGGTCAACCAAAAGAGATGGCCTGAGCAAACCTGTAAAGTGGTGGATTTTTTGGAGCGGGTAGCGGGAATCGAACCCGCGTATTCAGCTTGGAAGGCTTCCAGAACTTTCAGACATTGCAAGGCGGCGTGTCACTCATCAAGTGAAATGCATTGACGGAAACGAGAGCGTTTCACTTTCGATTGGTAAGTTGAATAGCGCCTCCGCCCCTATTGACTTCGCCCTCTCTCAGGATCATTTAGCGCCCAAGGCGGGCATGAACACAAAGAGAACGAAAATGCGGTTCGTTCAGACGAGGATACCGCATGTCCGAGAACAAGCCGACCAAACGAAAACCGCTCTCCGAGCCGATGCTGATCAAGCATGGGAAGGAATGGCAGGTCTGCTACAAAGCCAAAGGCAAGCTCGAAAATCGAACGGTGACGGCTTGGGTATATGGGCCGGAAAGCACGTTCTTCTGCGAGGAAGGCCGCGGCTTCGTCGCCCAGCTGCCGGACAACTACTCCAAGGTTCTCGACCCATTCCCGTTCATGGTCGACCGAGTGGATAGCAAAGACGTACCGATGGAACGGCTCGGCGGCTCCGCCAACGCCATTGCCGCCGGTGCTATGTACGAATATCTCATCACTCGATACCCGGGCGGCGTGCGTCTTCGCAACGGCATCCGGATCATGCGCGACCAGAACGAGGAGACCGAACTTGAGCGTAGACGAAAGAACGGACACCCACCCGGCGACACCTGACGAGCACTATTGTGAACATCCCGGATGCAGCGACTGGGGAGGGTTCGGGTACTCCCCGAGCAAGGCGCAGCCCATTCGGTGGTGGTGCTGGCCTCACTTTCCCTACAAGGAGCCAGGAAAGCCGAAAGGGTAATAGCCGACCGCACCGACGCTCCTCGGCTGAGCAAAGCCCTAAAACGCAAAAAAGCCCTCCGCCGAAGCGGAGGGCAAGTTGCACGGATCTATTGATTTTCAGATGGCGCGGCCGAACAAGACGGTAAGCACACGCTTGATCGCTTCGGCGAAGGTAACCCCCATGGCAGCGCCGCCGATCCCGATGATGGCGATTGCCGTCATCCCCATGATCTTCCATTTCTTCACATCGTCGGTGACGGGCTTCATGTCGACGACATCACGCTTGACGGTGGAAATGTCTCCCTCGATCGCACCAACACGATCCACGAGCGCATCAACTCGTTGGTGCATGACGGCTCGACTGTCATCCGACTTCTTCTCCTGCCGGTCTATGTCAGCCCGCAGGCTTCGCACTTCAGCCACGAGCATTCCGAGAGTTCGTTCCGTGCTCTCCTGCGTCATTCCCTGCCCTGCCCCTGAATTTCTCGTGTGATATCGGCAAGCGCGGCATGCCGTTTACTGCAATCGCCGAGCGCGTGCCGATCCTTGCTCCAGAGGCGTGCGACCTCCGCCGTCTCAAGGGAACGATCTGGCAGGGTGACGGGTCCCTCGCAGCGCGCAAGCAGCGCACCGCCAACGGCTATCCTACCGCCCGATCTTGTCGAGTGCGCGGGACACCCCGCGAGGAAGGGCAGGATCGCAAGCAGGACCGCCACCCGAACGATTTGATTTCTCATCGGCGATGGCCCTCTCAAGCTCGGCGATTGCGTCCATGTGGTTCGCCGCCTGCCGGCGACGCTCCTCGTTCCAGCCGTCCTCGATGGCGTCTACCTTGGCCTGGGTGGCGATCTGCCAACGCCGCTCCTTCTCCTGCCAAGCCAACCGCTCGGATAGCTTCGCGGTTCGCGCAGCTCGGCCAACTCGGCCCTGGGCGAGATCGTCGAGCAGTGGTCCGGCCGCTGGCACGAAACGGAGATGGGGCGTCAGGTAGTTGAGGCCGGGTGCGCCCTCGTAAAAGACAAGCACCGCGGCGATCACCATGCCCTGCAGACCGAGCAGCCGGGCAAATGCGAAGAGCGTCGGCATGGCTACAGCCCCGCGAGGCATAGCTCGAGCTCGCCGATGCGCGTGGCATCGCCGTACTCGCGCCGGCGCTTGAGGCCTTCGATCACCCTCCCGCCCGCACGGTTGAACCGCGTCACCGCCTCACAGGCGCCACGAAAATCCTTCGCCATCGTGCGCTTGGCGGCGGTGGACTTGCAGATGGCGCCCACGCCGACATTATAGCCGGCGTCGAGTAGCGATGCCTGGAGCGAGAGTGGCGCGGCGTCGAAGTTGGTGATGCAGCGCGCCAACGGCTGGCGGTAGTCCTTCTCCAGGCGCCGGTAGAGCTTCTCCAGGCATTCCTTGTCGGAGAACCGGTCGCCCTTCTTCACGTTCAGCGTCTCGCCGTAGCAGACGGTCCATACCTTCCCGAGGCGGTCGTAGTAGGCGAGGTTTTCTTTGCCCTCCCACGGGCCAGCAAGATAGGTGGCCACCAGGCCGACGACGCCGAGGCCGGAAGCCAGAGCGGCCTTTGCACGTTTACTCATCGGAGAGCCCTTTTTGTGCGACGAACCTGGCAGCAAAGGCGCCGGCCGTAATGATGAAGGAAAGGCCCGCAAAGGCGCCCGTGGGGATCGGCAGCACATGACCAACGAGGGGCATGGCCACCTCCAGCCCGGACAGGGCGGCGGCGAGCAGCATAAGGCGGACGCTCCACGCGCGGCGGAGCACCGCCCGCCAGTTCGTGACGAGACGCATGATGATGTCCTTGGATGGTTGAGCCCTAGGCCCTGCTGGTTTCCCAGAGCTTCCGAGTGGCGCGGATCACCGGGGCAATGATCCGCGGGGGCAGAAGAACGACCAATCCAGCGGGTAAGATCTCGCCCCAGGAGGCAAGCCCAGGGTTCGCCTCGTAGATCCGCTCGGTGTTTCGTTCATGGCTGCCGTAGTAGTAATGCGCGACCGCATCGATCATGTCGCCATCGGCTGTGACGAGCGCGTCGGTACCGTCGTCGAGCTTGACTATCCGGTCCGCAAAGGTGCTATCCATCCGCTCCTCCGCTTGCCGGAACATCGCATTGCAGCGAGTTCCCGAAGTAGTTCTCGCTCGTGAAGGTGTGGACAACCGACTTGATCTTCCACAGCCCATCGACCTTTTGCCGTGCACCGGAAACGGCCGCGAATGAACCGGCCGACACATGCGGGTCGCCTTCGATTTCGAACGTCGCCTCAGCCTGAGCCATGACGAGATCGGTCGCCTTGGATTTTGCGGTGCGCTGCGCTTCAGCCTTATCCTGATGTGGGTATCGGAGGAGAAATTTCGGACCGTCCAACCCCGTGGCCTCTTTGACGACCTCACGCTTGTTTGCGGCACGGTCGAAATAGGTCGCCTCCACCTCGTGATACTTCGGCGCATCCTTCAGCGTCACGCTGTAGCTGATGAGGTTTCCAGGCCGAGTGATGTTCGTGATTTCCATTGGCTCGCCGCTGGCGGCGAGCCCCTTCCCCTTCTCGACGACGACAAGCCGCTGCTGCTTGAACGAGATCGAGGCATTGAGTTTGTCGCCTAGCCGTTCAACGAACTCCAGCCCGTCCTCATCGGCCTGAGCCTCGAACGTGTTTTCAATCGCTGCGATCACGTTGGCTACAGACAACTGCACCCCGATCACGCCCGCGACGGTGCGGAAGATATCGCCGTATGTCGGGAATTTCTCCTTTGGGTAGGCCTTAGGCTCTCGCTGCTTTGCGAGAGACTTCGCCGCAACCGACTGTGCGGAGATGGTGATCTTCTGTGGCCACCCGTTCAAGCTCACGTTGTCGACTTCGAATAGACCATAGTCCCGAAGGTTGCCGGCATAACCACCGATCGGGTTGAGGATCGCCCCTGTCTCCGGGACCTCTGTCATTCCCAATAGGTCGTTGAGCTCGAGCTCAAGAGTGTCGGCCGTCAGCCCCTCGTTGTCCGTGATCGTCATCTGCGACAGAATGCCGGCGAGACGGCCGGTAACGTCTAGGCCGTTGGCGTTGATGAAAAACTGCGGGACGGGCATTAGAACCCCAATCTGATTGAGAAGCTGGCGTTCACGCCGAGGCCGAGGCTGAAGTCGGCGGCCGCCGCGATGGCGATCGCCCGCGCTGGCGATGAGTCCTCCCTCATCAAAGACATCGAGACCGTCACAGTACCCGGCGTCAGCATGACATCGAGGAGCGAGTGGCTGTCATCGATTTGCACCCCGGTCCACGAGCCGAAGATGTTCATTGCTCTGCCGTTGACATGGACAAGCGGATAGGTCGCCTGCGCATTGATCGCCTGCCGTATCGATGCAAGCTGGGCGAGGCCCCGGCCGTTGAGATGATGCGGGTGAAAGGTCGAGCTGAGGGTGATCTGCTCATTCCCAGGACCAAGTTTATGGATTGGAGGAGCCCGGCCGATAACCGGCACCGGGCTCGTCCGAGGCTGCAAGGAGCGCCTGATCTCCTCAACCGAATAGGTCGGGATCGTGAACCGGAACGGTCCCCAGGCCATGAGCATCATGAGTCTCCGTAGGTTTTCGCCCCGCTGAACGCCACTTGCGGCCCGCGCCCGAGCTGACGCTCAAGCACACTGGTGAGCCTGCCAACGACCGTTGCCGCGGCATCCTCCGCAAGCTTTTGCAAGTCGGCGGCAGACGAGCCGTTCACCTGCAGCGTCAAGTCGATGTTGATAGGGGCGTGGATTGTCGGCCCGGAGGACGAAGCCTCCTGCCAGTCCTTGTTCGAGGTGATGTAGCCGCTCGCCGGCGCGGTGAAGGGCTCAGGGCCCCGCTCGCCGACGAGATAAGTCACCCCACGCTTAACCGGCCCGCCCCGGGCGCGCGGCCCGCCGAACTTGTTGGTGTTCGTGGGGGAGGAGTAGCCGCCCCCGGCCGGTGCCCGGAGAGCCGCCGCCAACTGCCGAGCCAGCGAAAGAGCCCGCTGGATGTCGGCCGTGTTCACGGTCGGCTTTCCTTCGACGGTGAGCGCCTGCTCGACACGCTGGCCGATCGCTTGCGCTTCCGTCTCCGCCTGCGCGCCGCCCTGGGCGAGAGCGTTGCCGTAGGACTTCAATGCCCGCTGCGCAGCCATAGGCCACTCGCTGGTCATCTGGTCGAGCTGCGAACTGATGCCGGCCACCTTCGCTTTGTTGGCAGTGGAACCTCCAGCCGCTCCCGCACCTCCTCCGCCGCCGATCGTGACACGGGACGGGTTGAAACCGAAGTTCTCCTCCACCCACTTGTCGATGCCATCGGTCAGCCCCCAAAGGTTTCCCTTCGGGTCGGCAGCGCCAAGGAGTTCGTTGGTCGTCAAGGCTGCACCGGCAATGCCGGCCCCCCTGAGTAGCTTCTTGAAGAAGCCGCCACCCTTGCTCGCCGCAGCCGCTGCGCCTCCAGCTGCGCCAGCCGCGCCGGCGGCCGCACCGCTACCGGCCCCCCCGCCCCCAAATAGACCGCCGAGGAGACCTGCCCCACTACGAACAGCGGCGTAGGCGGCGAACGCCGCGGCAGCCATTCCGAATGCGGCGAGAAGTTGCCGGGAGCCCTTGTCCAGCCCGAGGAAGCCGTCAAGGATCGAGTTGGTGGCATTGATGATCGGCCGGGTCACGTCCTCGAAATCCTGACCGATACGGGTCAAGACCGTCTCGACGGTACCGGTTAGCTTCGTCCAGTCACCGTAGAGTTCGGCGTTAGCCTTAGTCCCGATATCGTTGGCCACTCCTTCCGGGGTATTGTTCATCAGCTCCAAGAGCTTCTGGAAAAGCGGCCACTGCTGCGCGATCAGGCTGGCGCGGCCACCCTGCCGGTCGGTGAAGTAGGCGTTGAGATTCCCCTGCGTGGGATTGCTCGACATGATGGCGTTGAAAAGACCCACCACATCAACGCTCTCGACCGAATACTTATGGTAGTCGCTCAGCGCTTTCGAAAGGGCCTGGGCATCCTTTGCCGCAACCTTACCGCCCTTGCCCGCAAACAACGAATTCAAGATGTCGGACATCTGCGTCGTGAATTCGCCGCTGTCGGAGGCAACGGAGCGCGTCTCGCCAGTTTCAGGATCGGTGAACTCGCCCTCGTTCATCAACTGGGCGATTGCCTCGCGCATCTCCGGCGTGATCCGTTTGCCGAAGTTGTTCTTCATCATGATCTCGACGCCTTCGGCGTTCATCGCGTCCGGCATGGAGACATAATCGTTGTAGTCAATGCCCATTGCTGCGAGCGAGTCCCGCCCCTTCTTGGTCGGAGCGACCAGCTTCGAAGACATGGTGCGGGCGAAGACACCGGCTTCGTCACCCCGGAGACCGGAACGGCGAAGCACCATGCCGATAGCGGCGGCATAGTTATCCGGCAGGTTCACGCCCTTCGTCGGACCGCCGCCGTATTTCATGTACTGGCGCACGTCCTCATCGGACATGCCGCCGTTCTTCGCCATCCAGACGAGGTTGTCGACGAAGGTGCTGATCGCGTTCACATCCGAGAGATCGATGCGCTTGGAGAGAGCCGAACCGCGGACTGTTTCAGCCCCCTCTTCCAGGGTCACCCCCATGGCAAGCGAGTAGTCGGTGATCTTCTCCGTCAGATCCATGATCTGCTTCACGTCGCGGATACCGCCCTGAAGGATCATCGTCTGGGCCTTGACCACATCAACGTTCGAGAAGCGGGTATCGCCACCGATCTTCTCAGCCTGGCGGTTCAACTTGCCGCGCTCGTCAGGGTTAAACCCACCGAGAGCCGACTGGTATGCGGCCACCTCGTTGAAATCGATAGCATTGAAGAAGGCTTGCCCGATGGCGCGGCGCCCTTGGTCTCCAACGACGTAACCCGTGCCGGCGACGATGGCGTTGTGTTCCAGCGAGCGGCCGGACTGAGGGTTTCGCCCTCCCGGGCGGGGCTTCGGCTTGACCTGCTCCTTCTCGACCTTCCGAAGCTCGACAAGGGTCTTAGCGACTTCGCTCCGGATCTTCTGCTGCGCGGTGGCAACATTCCGGCCAGAGTTGACGCTATAGCTACGCAGCGCCCGCTCGGCACTCGTTACGGCCTGCGTCTGCTGGGCGAACGCGAGAGCAGCATTCTTGACGGCCGTGCGAGCACGGTCGAGATCCTGCTGCATCTTCTTCGTCGGGCTGGCAGAGCTGGCAAGAGCTTTCTCCAGCCCCTTCACCCGATTTCGCGCTTCCTCCAGGGCGTTCGCGAGATCTTTGAGGCCTCGCTTCGAGCCGGCGAGGTTGTCGAGGGCACCGGACTTGGATTTCAGGTACTCCAGCTGCTTGACCAGCCGGCGTATCTCCGGCGATCCGCTCTTGCCGAGACGGCCGAGCGTACCGTCGAGGTTGCGGAGCGTGCTTGCCACCTTGGCAGAAGGACCGCTCACGGCATCGATGAGCTGCAGCCGCAAGCTCGCTGTGCGTGACGTCATTTCTTCACCTGAAAATGATGGGCCTCAACCCAGTTCTGGACGAGCTCGTCGAACGTCATCTCGTCGATGTCGCTCCAGCCGATGCCGCCGAAGGAGGCGCGCATTACGACCCAGGCGATGGTTCGCCACTGTCGGATGTGGAAGACGTATCCTCGGGCACTTCCGAGGTCTCGGCCGTCTCCTCGTTCGGCAGTGACGCGCGATCGAAAAAACCGTCGATCACCCCTTCGAGGCGGGCACCGTCGATAAAGTCGAGGGAGTTGATCACGACCGCTGGAGCGGTGATGAATGGCTGGTCCACAGTGTCTTCAGCGTCAGGGCCGAACTTTGCGATAGCTTCTGCCACCGCCCGCGTATACGCCTTCCAGACCTTGATGGTCGGGCGCGTTACGGTGATCTCCGTAAATGTCAGCCCACCCCACTCGACGGGGAATTCAAGGACCAGAGTAGTCTTGCGGTCCTCTTCATCACCGATGAATTTGGGCGGGGGCGGCTTCATTTTTCCACCGCCTCCGCCTTCGGCCTGCTTCTGCGCCTCACGCGCCTCAATGACTGCGATTTCGGCGGGCGTCAGCGCCTTAACGATCTGGTCCATGCTTTCCCCACGAAACAAAAAAGCCCCGGCGCGTGGCCGGGGCAGAGGAAGCGGTCAGCCTTAGAAGCCGAGAGCCGCGTTCAGTTCGGAAATCTGGTTGACGCCGTTCACGATGCGGATCGGCGGCCACGCCTGGAGCTCGTGGATCTTATCGACATCGACCTCGTAGCGAAGGTACTTGATGCCGTTGACGATGAACTCGAAGCCCGCCTTTTCGCCGCGCTGCCAGCGATCCCGGTTGGAACCGTTGATGCAGCCCTGCACGATGCACATGTGGCGGGCGATGCCGCCGTCCGTTTCGCGCAGGACACCGCCGCGGAAGGTCAGGCGGGTTGTGATGCCCGGGGCCTGGGCCATCTGCTTCATGATTTCCGGGTTGAGACCGGCCATCTTGACGGTGACCTGCAGCGCCTCGATGGCCGACATCGGCTGATCGACGGCAAGATCCATACCGCCACCGCGATAGTTCTGGGTGGTGGGGACCGGGAACGGCAGCTCGATTTCTTCGGTGTCGATACCGTAGTCGGAGCCGCCGATGTTCATGGTGAAGCCCTGCAACAGATGCCGCATCGCTTGTTTCTCCTATGGATTTTCGGGAGGGGTCAGGCGACGAGCAGCGTCGTGCCGGCCATGCGCGCGATTTCGCGGACGGCGTTGGCGGACAGGGTGTCGTAGTAGCCAGTGTTCCGGTTGAAGACGAAGGTGATGTGCTCGATCGGAGCCGGTCCCTCGCCGTCATAGGACACGTACAGGTGCCCGTTGACCCAGGTTTCCTTGGTGTTCAGCGCCGGATCGAGCCAGACGCGGCCGCCGAGCGTTGCGCCCAGGCCGGTCCAGCGGCGGAGGCCGGCATTGACCGTTTCGGCGATGTCAACGAGAGGCTGAAGACCGAAGGGTTCGTCGACGAACGGTTCGCAGGCGATCTCGACGGAATCGATGATCGTGTCGTGCGCGCGCCGTACAGACCAGAACTTCTTCAGGCCGTCAGACGATGGCACCCGGCTTCCCCACAGCTTGAAGCCGCCGCTCTTGGCGCGCACGACGCACGCCACCGCGTTGCGGTTGAGCAGCTGGGATTCCGCCGAAGGGTCGCGGAAGGAGTGCTCGATGGAACGCGACGTGCCGATGACGCCCTTGAGCACCTTGTTGGACGGCGAGTGCCAGAAGCCCTTCTCGTAGTCGACGCGGGCCTGAAGGCCGGCTACGCGTGCCGATGCCGGCTGGCTGACCGGCGTGCCGTTCTTGAAGACCTTCACCATCGGCTCGACGATGAGCAGGCGGTCAGTGTCGAAGTCGCCGCGATCGCTGATAGCCGCCGAGGTGGTGGTTGCCAGCGAGTCCTTGATGACACCAGCACGGAACATGTCGGCCAGCGCCAGCATCGCCATGGTCACCGGGTTGGCAACCGTGCCGACCGTTGCGGTAGCCGTCGCCGGCGTCGTCGGTGCGCCACCGCCAGTCAGCGTGACCGTCGGTGCGGTGGTGTATCCGACACCCGGGTTCGTCACGATGATCGCCGTAACTTTGCCGGTCTCGCTGTTGATGACGGCGATTGCCGTCGCGCCCGTGCCACCGCCGCCCGTGATCGCAACCACCGGCGCCTCGGTATAGCCAGCGCCGCCGCCAGCTCCGACTTCAATCGACGCCACACCATCGGTCGGCCGCTGGGATGTGAAACCGGGGGCGATCATCAGCTTCGGCGTTAACCCGTGATCGTTGGGCGCATTGCGGAACGCGTGCAGGCCTGTGCGCATCGTCGCGTTGCCGATGATGTTCGACATCGTTTCCCAGATGTTGGCACCCTCCTCGACACGAACGAGGAGAACGGTCTGCGAGACCTTCCCAGCCTGGTCGAAGATGGCGGCGAGAGCGTCGGGCAGTGTGCCCGTCTCACCAAGGCCGGCCGGCAGGCCGTTGATACCGTGGATCGGGATAGACTTGTCCGTCGGAACGAGGGTTTCGTTCGCGTCCGGCGCCGTGCCGATCAAGGCGATGATGCCGGTATCGATCGTTTCCACCGGACGCGGGCCGTCGGTCTTCTCGATGGTCTCCAGGCCGTGCAGATAGATGTCCATGGAAGGTTCCTTTGCAGGCAACAAAAAACCCGCGCGAAGGCGGGCTTCGTGCGGGTTGCGCCCGGCGAGCGGGCAAAGAAAAACCCGCCTCAGAGGGCGGGTCCGGGTTCGTTAGGTGGCCGGCTGCGGCCAATAGGTGTTTTCGGCATAGTCGGGCGGGATGCCCGCCTCGAACGGCGCAACACCATCTTTCATGTTCCAGCTCACCTGCATGACGGCCTCGATCCAGGCGACCCCCTTGGTGACAAGCTCGATCATCTGATCGGCGGTCAGCATGTGGTTGACGTCGGCCGCATCGCGCAGCAGGAGGATGGGGTCAGTGATGCCGGCAGCCTTGGCGCCCTGCGCCGCGATCAGGCGGGATTGCAGGTTGATCTGGTCCTTGAGACGGCCCTGCAATGGGACCGGGCCATAGCCGGCGACGACAAAGGTAGCGCCGGCCTCGATACGGCGATCGCGTTCGGCGTTGACATCGTCACCGGTCGGAGGCGGCAGGGCCGTCACCGTCCAAGCCGCCCCGTCCCATCCAAGATGCTCGGTCGCGGGTTCATATGCCGGCGCGTCGGGCGCGGCCACAAAGCCAGCGTCCGCGATCTCGCCGGCCGTGAAGCTTTCAGGATCGGTGCGGATGAAGCCGCTGGCGAGTGTGATCGCGTACGGCACAGGGGCCGGCCATGAACCGTTGCGGGTGTAGAGCATCACTCACCTCCAACTTGGATGATGACGCCGGCAGAGTTCATGCCGTAGAGGGCCTTACCGTCGTCCCGATATGAAAGATAAAGCATCGCCCCCACGGTTATGCGAGCTGTGACCTCGGTCAAACTACCCGTTAGCGTCCACGGAGTTGGTAGGTTGTGGCCTCGTATCGAGTATTCACTACCGGTCGTAAAGAACAGCCGATCCCCAGCAGGCGGGACAACAGCAGAGTACCCCACACCGCTCAACCCCACGCGTCTGACGAAGGCGGCTGACGATATCAACCAAGGTGTAGATAGGGTGTACTCGTTGACGTATCCGCCGGAATTTATGGTCCCAAGAATAAGCTTTGTACCGTCTGGCTTGATCGATATGCCGCCCGGTGCGGTATCCTGCGCAGTCACATTCAAGCTGCCCACAAGGCTAAGCGTTGAGAGGTCCCATGGTGTGGACAGGTTGTACTGCCGCACATAGGCTGTTGCTGCGCTGTCAGAGACATAAAGCGATGTCCCATCGGGCTTGAAGGCGAGGCTCATGCCCGTCCCGAGCGACGGCAGGACGACGCCGCCGACATAGACTGCAGTGTCGATCCGCCAAGGCGTCGACATGCGAAATTCCTGAACTTTGTCGTCGGCGTTCGTGAGCACATAGAAGCGCTGTCCGTCCGGGCGAACATACAGACCCCTGACAGTTGCGCCGACTGATGGAACGGTATCAAACTGGATCGGCAAGGTTGCCGGCTGAAACGCCACAACGCCGGGCCGAGTTATGGTTTTTCGTTTTGCCGTCAATATCGACCCATGGCCGCCAATATGCCGAATACGAGGCATCAGACAGCATCCTCATCGTAGTAGACGACGGTCACATGGATGTCGCCGTTGGCCGAGGCCAAGCCGGTCAGATCATCGCCCGCTTCCAGCGAAAACGCCCCCACGATCGCCGGGATGACGTCCTTGGCTGTCACCGTCGCCTGCGAGAGCAGCGGGTTGACAGCGTTGGAGTGCGAAGCGTTCAGCCAGCGAACCGTTGCAAGCGCGTCATTCGATGCGTCAATGCTTGTGCACTGGATCATGGTGAAGTGCCGAACCTTCCCGGTGGGCACGACGTCAGCCATGATCCGCTGCGAAGAGGTCGTCAGCTCGATGCCGAACGTCTTTGGTGTGGTTCTCGCCATCTCGCCCTACCCCGCGATCCATCTTGCAAAATATTCAGCGCCGCGGATTTGATCGGCGATTGCTGTATTGACTCCAGCGGCCGCCGTGTTCGCGGCCCCTGCGGCAGTGTTGGCCCCGTCGCGAGCTGCGTTTGCCTGGCTGATGGCCGTGTTCAGGCCAGATATGGCCGTGGTCACCTCTGCCAGCTTGGCGGTGATCTGCGGCTGGATCTGGTCGAGGGCGTGCTCCGCCCCCGCCTCAAGATCTGCCCGCGCGGTGCTGATCATCGTCGTGAGGTCGAGGAGCTTTTCTGCGATCTCGTCCATCTTCGGACCGAGGATCAGGTCCGTTCTCTCTCTCACAAAGGCGGCATACTGCTTGATTGCCGCCTCAAGGCCATCCTTCAGGATCTCCAGTGGGTCGAGGTGCGCCTGGATCTCCAGCAAAATCTTCGTCAACAGGGCAACGTCGACGAAGGTATTGCGGTTAAGCTTGATCGATTCAGTCAGTTTCACGGGCATTGGCGATTGCCTCCGGCGGCAGGGTCTCCAGCACGGACCCCTTGATCGTGTGCTTGAGGTCCGGCCGCGGAAGCAGGCGCTGCCTGCCCACGGTCACCGGCTGAGTGAGTTCCACCTCATACTGTGAGGCGGGCTTGTATTTCGGCTTGGCGGCCATGGGAGGCTCCCGGTTAGAGGGCGTTGTAGTAGACGCTTTCGACGACGAAGCCGTCGGCCGCATCGGTCGTCGCGCCGACCAGTTTCATGGCAAAAGTCGCTGAGGGCGCCACGAGCCCGAAGGTCATCCGGCGCTCGACCCGGCCATCGGCAAGGGTCGTGTCCGTCGTTGCATCAGGCGCGTCGGTGTTGGCACCGCTGAGAACCGAACTGGTCAGCGTGTGCTTGGCGGGCTTCCAGTTGCGGAGCACCACGATCATCTCGACGGTGGCGGCAGGAGTGCCGCAGTTCTTGACCTTGGACTGCCAGACGAAATCGTCGTCGGCGCGAGAGAGCCGGACCCTCGTGTTGGCGAGGTTGATGCCCGGCATCGCATCACGCGTTCCCACCATCAGCGCCCCGAAGACAATCGTCGGCGGGAGAACGGCGAGCGGGTGGGTACCCGAGGTCTTGTCGATCTCGTGCCAGGCGCCGCCGATCCCGTAGCGGAAAATCAGCTGCGACCCTTCCGGAACGTATTCCTCCGAGATGATGTCGATATCGGTGATGCCGCCGCTCAGGGTGAGCGACTGCAGCTCGACCTCAACATAGTTGTTGTCGAACTGGGCAAAGTACTGCCGCATGCACATGTCTTTGCCGAGGTCGGCGATGTAGCCGAGGCCGTCGCCGTTGTGCAGTGAACCGAGCGTGAGATAGTTGTCCGCCCGGCACGCGACCGCATAGTCGCCCGCGGTGGACAGCTGCAGCGCGTACTTTTCGCCGGTCTGCATGAAGATCGGCTGCATGACAGCCTTGTTCTCATGCCCATCGGTCCCATCGCCCGCCGACGCAACAGCATCCGAAATCAGACCCTGGCTATAGGTCTTGTCGAAGCTGGGCTGACCACCCGTGAGACCGGTGAGGTAGACCTTCAAGTCGTCGGCCGTGACCTTCGAAAAGCGCAGGCCAAGCTCAAGCAGCCAGCCCGGCTGCGCATTGAGGAAGGTCTGTGCAAGCAGGTTGCCGGACACGGCGTCCGTCATGCTTCGGTAGCCGTTCCAGTACGGGATTTTGTCGCTGAAGAACTGCTCGACGCGGCGATAGGTTACGCCATCCTGCACCCACTCGTCGGTGACGACCCAGTTCTCGGTGCCAACCTTGAAGGTCTGCGTCAGGTAGTTGTAGGTGTAGCGCCCGTCCTGCCACAGCTGCGAGTTCTCGCTCACGATCATCGAAGGACCGGAACGACGACGGGTCTTGGCCCCCGGATATACGGTCGCCGAGACGTTGCTGTAGTTGTAGTCGGCGACGTTGACCGAAATGTCCTGGCGCCAGATGTTGAGGCGCAGAGACTTCGTGAAGCGCGGGAGAGTCCAGCCCGACAGCGTCATCGTGCGGCCATTGCCGGGGTTCAGCAGCTGCGGCGTGATCTCGATGGTCGCAGCCCATGGGAACCGCAACCCCTCCTCAACACGAGCCTTGTACCCGACTGCGGCCTCGTCCGTCCCGGTGAGCGTCATGAAACGCTCATACCCATCGAGCAGGCCGTCCGAGCTACGACCGAACATATCGCGAAGTTCGGCCACGAAACGGGCGATCTGGTTGATCAGCGGCACGTTCATGCGGCTGATGCTCTGCTGGGTGTTGGCGATGGTGGTGCCGAGCGTTTCCAGCTGCGTACCTGCGGCCGCCAAAGTGCCCTCAGCGGCCTTCAAACGGGCTTCCTGTGCCTGGAGGCTTTTCACCTGAAAATCGTAGGCCATCTCGATAGCGACGACCCCTGCCCCGACCTGCATCGTGACATATGCGATCGCCGTGTAGCTCGGCAGGAGAGCCGGGCGCATCGGCGTCGGCGCCTCTTCACCCGCGACCAGGCCGATGCCGATCTTGCGGCGCTTCTCGGTGAAATGCGACTTGGAGATTGCCTCCTTGGTCGTCTCGTCCTCGAAGCTGCGCGGCTCGGCGCCGGTGGGCACCTCAGCGCCGGTGGCAACGATGGTGATGATCTTTTTCGAGCTGGTCGGCGATACCGCCAGAAGATCCACCGGCGTGAGAGCCAGATCAGGCAGTCCGTACATGATGCCGTCGAGAATGATCCGGCCGACGACGACGTTTACCGAGGACGACGTATCCTGCAGGACGTTGAAGCCCTCCCAGCCGCGCCCGCGGCCGACAGCCATCGCGCCGAGGGCGTCGAGGCCCTCCTGAGCGAAATTGCCCATATTGTTGAGGTCGATAGTCTCGACGAACTGGAAGTCGCCGAAAGAGACTTTCCTCATCGTTAGAATCTCCTGAGCATTTGGCCGAGCCGCACGGAGCCGTCCAGTCGCGGACGGTCGCCAAGGGTCACAGGCGTGAAGATGTCGGTGTGGATGACGAAGGCGTCCGTGCCGCCTTGCGCGACCTTCACAGCCTCGATCGCCCGCTTCAGGCGGGTGTGAGGAAGCGTCGTGACGGCACCGAGCGTGCCGCCGACGCGGAACCTTCGCGTGGGGGATGGTTCACGGATGTCCACCTTCAGGTGCCCCGTGAACGGCTTTATCCCCAGCCGGGCACTGTTGAGGGCGAAGGTGCCGCTCGGCCGGTGCGCGTACTGGGTGGCGGCCTCGTCGTAGAGGTAGACCCGCTGGTAGAGATGAAGGTAGGCGGGATCTCGTCCGCACAGCATCCGGCTGCTGATCACGCCGCCTGGGGTGCAACGGCCGAGAAAGCGCGCCGACGGCTCGGGCGTGTAGGCTTCGGCCACCTCCTCGTATCGAGTGTCGACCGGTTCATAGCCCAGGGCATATTCGCGAATGCGGATGTCAGCTTTGGACGAGACGGCGCTCTCGGTGAGGGTCACCGTCATGAATTGCGCTTTCGCATCGCCGTCCGGCCTCAGATATCCGAGGGGTCCGCCAGTCCGGAAGGCGGTGAGCTTGCGCGGTGGCAAATGCACCCGGACCGTCTTTTCGGAGAACTTCGTCTCCGATGAACGCTCCAGCTCATGCACCTTGAGCGCCGTCTCCTGTCCGCCCTTCCAGAGGAAGGCTCGAACGCCGTAGTAGACGGCGGCAGGGTCGGGACCGCAGATCGCACCACCCGGCCGGAGAACGAAGTTCCGGCTCACATACCGCGCGCTGCTCTCTCCCTCGTACCGGGACCGGTGTTCGTAGAGGCGAAGCTGAGGCAGATGCGAAAGCCAGCGCTGCCGGCGCTCGCCGGTGAGCGATACGCCAAGATAGGGCCGCTTCGGTGGCAAGTCGTAGCCCTTCAAGGGCGCATCGACCAGCAGGAGGCAGAGGCGGATAGCGCGCATCTTGCCGATGTTGCGAAGGATCTCCGGCCACAGGGCAATCGCCTGGCGCTTGCGGAATTCCGGCCAATCATCAAACCACAGCCGAACACCACGGCTATGGGCGAGCCACGGCAGCAAGCGTTCAGGGCAGGTCCAAGGATCCTGGGCGCGGCGGATGGCATCGACATCGAGCGGCCAGCGTTCCCCGCTAACCTGCTCGAGACGACGCTCCATCGCACCCGCCGGCTCGGTCGGGTGGATGGTTCTAAACATCGGTCAGCGCGCTCCTGATGATGATCGAAGACACATGGATCAGCTGGCCATAGCCGGCCGATATGCCGTTGGGCGGCGTGTTCAACGCGACACGCTCTGCCCCGCCGACCGAGGCGGCAGCTTCGATTGCGGATCGAGGAAGGTCGCGGTGAGGTTGCTTGCGATCGGCCGCCATCTTGGCAACCGCATCGGCACCAGCACGCCGCAAGAGCGCCGGGTCCGGGCCGCGCAGATGGAACATCGTCAAGTCGAGAACGGTCTCGATAACCTGCGACGACGTGACGTGGACGATATCGGTCGCCTGCTTCACGTCCTCGCGGTCGATGTATTCCTGCGTCCCGATCACGAGGTTTGCCTCGACGGCACCCGTGTTCCCCACCCAATTCAGCCGCGTGGTCATCGGCGCGCCAGCATCGACCTCCTGCCACGCCCCCACCCATTCGGCCATCAGCGCAAGGCGCACGGTCGGCTGGAGGGGGTTGGAGCGGTCGTACCAAGCCCCGACATGTTCGATCACCGGCGAGAAGTTCATGCAGTCCGCCTGGTAACCGGAAAGGCGGCCGCCAGAGCGATTCTGGATCTCGGCAATGATGCGGCGGCGGAAGCGCTCGTCCTTCTCATCCGGCTGGCGAAGGAGGCCCGTGAACTGGGCGGCGAAGTGGTCGAGCGCGCCCTTGACCGCGAAGGCGATCAGCGTCTGCTTGTAGACATCGTTGATCGCCACCCGGCAGAGCATTTCGCGGATGTTGTCCGCACGCTGCAGGATGATGTACGGGTCGAACTCAAGGTCCTGAACTGTGATCGGGTACCCTGCGAGCACCAGCAGCTCGACGAGCTTTTCCTTGCGCGCATCGAATGCTTTCTCGAATTCGACTTCGACAAGCTGCGGCGCCGGCAGCTGCGCCATCGGCAGCTCACCCACATAGATGGTCATCTGGAGGTCCCCGATTACTCGGAGGACACGCCCTCGCCATCGACCAAGTCGATAACCACGGTCTTCTCCGATGGATTGCTGTAGTCGCCGAGATGGCCATCTTCGAAGTAGATGCCGCCGAGCGTCAGGAGCACATGGCCCGGCGTGGCCGCGTCGATGTTCGCCTGCAGCAGGACGAAACCCGGCTCACCGTATTGCCGCCCCTCGACCGTGCGCGGCTCAAGCGCCTGCGCGGTGTCGAGATAGAGAGCAATGACCGATTCCGGGTTCTGCGGGTCGTCGATGCGCTGGGGGATTTTCGAGCCGGCCCCTCGCCGCTGCGGCATTGAGCCAAGTTCCGTGTTCAAGATTTTCTTGATGCTTTGCAGGCAGTGCGGCCAGCCGCGAAGCAGTTGGCCGGTCTCTGCGTCGAAACCGACCCGGGCCATCAGGCTTCACCGCCGCCGGCTTTGCCGCCCTTGCCGCCACCAGCTTCCATGTTGACGCCGCCACCGCTTACCGTTGTCGGCTGCCCCGGCGCTGTCTCCGAAATCTGCCCCATCTGCGCCGGGTACTTGGCTTCATCGACACTGAGCATGCCGACCGGCTCACCGATCTTCCGGTACTTGTCGAAAAGAAAGCCTTCGACCGCGGCGTAATACATCTTCTTCGTCATACGGGGTCTCCTTGCGCCTCGGCGCTACTGAAGGTCAGGAAGCGGGACCGTTTGCCCCGCCAAATCGTGCGTGCTGTCCGGCAGAAACTCGATGTTGCCGAGCGTGACGAAGGAGTGGCAGCGCCGCTCCTGGGCCGCTATTTCGAGGACACCGCGTTTGACATCCTCCTGGCTCCAGTCCTGCTCCTGATCGAAGTTGACACCCATCACGAGGATTGACGGCCGGAACGTCGGCAATTCCGCGTCCCCGGTAAATGTCCACCGCGGCCCGGGTCCGGCTCCCACCCGGATCTGATGCATCTCGCCGCACCCCGGACAGGCGAAGGCGATGCCGCCGCCTTCGAGGCTGCGGAGTTTTCGAGAAAGAGCGGCCATGTTGAACCTCGTTACGGAAGCGGAGGACCGGGAATGCCGGGCGGTGCACTCTCGTGCCCGTGCGTGGAGCCGACATTCTTGCCGTCGTGGTCCTGGCGCCCACCGGTCTGATAGAAGCCGGCACCGGTGAAGCTGAAGGAGCAACCACCCACGGCGAGAAAGAACCCGGACGCTGATTGCCGGAATGTGGTGTCGCCGAATTTCGTCAAGCGCTCACCCTGCGTCTGATGCGGCTGTGCCGCCTCATCGGTGTAGCCACCCGGCAGGATGAACGCTCGGCCCAGGTCGCCGCCGGGCGAAAAGAGCATGACGCGCTGATTTTTCGCCATCGGCGTCCATTCGGCATAGTCGCTGTTCGCCGGCTCCAGCCACGGGGTGGGTTTCGTCGGGATGCCATGAGCATCGACGATCGCCAGCCCCTTCGTGTAGTCGACATCAAGAACCGTGCCTTCGCGGATCATGCTATTGATCCGGACCGTCTGCCGCTCGACGATGCGTTCCAACTGCGCAACGCGCCGGACGAGCTTCATGACGGCCTGATCGAAGTTCATGGCGATGGCCCTACTGGATGAAAGGTCAGGTTCGGAGGCAGCAGCACCGGAGGGCCGAACACTCGACCAACAGCCTCTGCCGTCTTCGTGCTCCAGCCGAGTAGCTGCCGTTCACGCTCAACCTCACTCCACCCCGCCGGGGCGGTTAGGGCTTGCCGGATATCGATGACGCGATCGGCGTAGTCGGTGTAGGTTGGCGTGCCCTCCAGCTTGGCGAGGAAGGCCTCGATTTCCGGAGGAATGGTCCCGGAGGTGTTTTCTCGCACCGAGGTCATCTCCATCGAAATCTGCCGTGCAGCAAGCCGCTGACCACCTTCCGCCGATGCGCCGCGTCGGCTGACGACATTGTCGTAGGACGCATAGAGGTAGCTGAAGGCGTTGGCAGCCTCGTTGTTCGCGGCGAGCGCACGGAATATCTGGCTCTCGAAGAAGTCGAGAGAGGATTCGATTTCACTGTCCGTCACCGGGCAGTCGAGGCGGTAGTCCGGCCGAGCACCGGTCGTCACTTCCCGAGCCTGGACGATCAGCAGTTCGAGCGTGATCGTGGTGAGGCGGCGCTTGTTCTGGCCAGCCCCCTTGTTCCAGTGGTTGAAATCGTAGTCGGTATAGACCACGCCGCACGGGAACATCTTGTCGGTCTTCATGTCCTCGACCGGTTCGATTTTGGAATCGAACCAGTTGGGACCAGCGATTGTCGGCCATGGCGCCGACATGAAATTGTTCAAGGCGCTGACAGCGGCGAGGCGGCCAACAACGCGATAAACGCTCATACCTGGGCACCTCCGTGAGACAGCATGAGAACAAGCCGAGAAAGGCCGTCACGAGGAACGGACATCACATCGAAGCTCGGAAGCTCCGGGTTGTCGGGAAAGACGACGATATCGCCCTGCTTCGGTTCTTCGCTGCCGAAATACCGGCGATCGACGGATAGCTGCGGATCGCGGCCGGTCTGGAGCGCGCGAAGGTCGTTGGCTTCTCGGTACGATTTGCGAACGCCGAGCTGGAGCCCCTGCTCTGTTGCGACATAGTCGAAGACCCCTCGCCCGGTCACTTCGTGGCGGGTCGGATCCGGCCCCGGCCGGCCATTTGGCGTTGATGCCTGCGGCACGAGCGTGAACCGGATCGCGTTGACACGATCAACCGTCCTGCTCGCTGTTCGATCAAGGCGGCTGAAAATGCCCATGGCTTACTTCTCGGCCTTCGTCGGCGCGGCCTTGGCGGGAGTGGCCTTGCGCTTCTCCCACTCTTCCGGGGTTACAACGAGGTCGGCATCGCCGTAGATCTTCGCCTTCTTCTCGTCGAGTGCGACGGGTTCGCCGGGCTCCCGGTGGCGCCCTTCGATAACGGTGGCGATGGCGACAACATACTCTTTCATCTGGCTTTTCCTTGTTGCCAACTGGTCGGCGGCTTTCACTGCCGTCGGTTAGAAATTGTCGTTGAGACGCACGCGGCCGATGCCAGAGGGGTTAGCAGCGACTGCGACCGCCACGCCAACCTTCGTGTTGCCGGACGAGGTGGTCGTCATGATGCCGCCCGAGGTGGCATATATGACGTCGCCGATAGCCCAGGCTTCAGCCGAAGTTTTCGGCAGGTCGTAGACCTCGCCGGTTTCAAGATCGAAGGGCTTGCCCTCGGCGGCGCTGATTGCAGCCACACCGAAGAATGCGCCGATCTTGTAGAAATTGCCGGAAACAACACCACCGGTCGGGGCCGGCAGGGTGAGGGTTTTGCCCGGCTGAACATAGTTGCGCATGGGGATCTCCCGTTATGCGAAAAGAAAAAGCCGACCCCTCTAGGGCCGGCTCGCGGTCTCAGCTTCGAACGCCTCGGTTAGTTGCCGGGGTTCTTGTAGGCGAAACGGAAGTCGGTCAGACCCGCGCCGAAGTAGTGGTCGAGGCGGTACTCGACCCCGTCATAGTCGAAACCCCAACGCTCCATGGTGCGGGGAGTTTCGTAGCCGGAGAGGTACGAATACTGCAGGCCACGGCCGAGGGTTGCCTGTGGCGTGGCGAAGAGGAACCACGGTTTGTTCGGCAGTCGGTCAATGCGGCTTTCGTAAACCGGTTTCAGCGAGCGGATCGCCTGGGGGACCACCTCCGCGACGGTATGCGGGACCGTCACGCCCTGAATGAGCTTTTGGGCGGGAACTTCGAGGTCCGTGCCGACGAAGAGATAGGTCGGGGCGAGCGAGATCTGCTGGCCATCGATGTCCTTCTGCTTGCGGAACGCGGTGCGGCCGGCGATGAGGTTCGTCTCGTCGAGAGCCGTACCCGAGCCGGCAAGGTTGCCGTGGTCCGCGTGGAAGAGCGCCTTGTTGTCGCTCTTCAGCTTAGCGTTGTCGAGAACGATGCTCCAGACAATGTTGCCTTCGAGGCGAGCGACGACGCGACCCCAATTCGCAATGACCTTGGCGAACGCGCCAAGCTGATCGTTGATGATCATGCGCTCGGTGAGGCCGATGACCTTGCCGTAGTGCGACATGGTGAAGCCTTCGGCGCTTTCACGGATCGTGCCGCGCTTGTACTCGCCCTTCTCCGTCAGTTCCTCGAGCTCCGGGCCGTTACCCATTTCGAGAACCTTGACTTCGCGCAAGTCGGGCATGACGTTCCGGCTTGCGATAAGCTGGAACGTGTTCTGCTCCTGCTCGAGCGTGTAGGCCTGCATCATCGTCTGGCGCGTGATATCGCCGAGAATGATCGGGAAGTCCGACGTGCTATGCAGCGAGCGGCGAAGGATATCGACGTTGGAGCCACGCCCGCTCTCGCCGCGTGCAACGAGGAGATCGCGGGCCACGTCGACCAAGCTCATCTCGCGATACTGGCTGGCGCCGTCTTCCAGCTTATCCGTGAGGCCGTGACGGTGCATCATCGCGTTGGCGATGAGCTTCTGGGTCGTTTCCTGGCTATCCCGCATGCCGCGAGTTTCAGAGTGCGGGAAAGTCGGCGACTTCTGCTCCTTTTCGATAAGCTTGTTCAGCATTTCGGAGCGGAAGACCTCGATCGTCTGATCGCCGTCGACCGCCGAGCGAACGAAATCGTCGTCATCCTTGAAGCCGGCAGAGCGAGCGAGATCGCGGATTTCCTTGGCCCGCTTCTTCTCCGCAGTGGTCGCCGAGCGTACCTGCTCAGCCACCTGCTCGGCCGTCAGGCCGCCGGCGGGCGTCGACGTTGCGGCCTGGCCACCCTCGGCGGCGCGCTTTGCAGCCTCTGCCTCGGCCTCACGGCGCGCGGCTTCATCGGCCTCTCGCTTCTTCGTCGCCTCAGCGTCGGCGCGCTGCTTGTCCTCGGCATCGTAGTGCGCGAGGAGCCGGGCGCTGAGCTGGTCGTCGGTCTCGTTTGCGTTGCGGGCAAGACCAGCTCCGAGGGAGAGAGCATCGAGCTCCTTGCCCTTGAGGGTCTTCGCGGCTTCACGCTTGTTCATGGGAATCTCCGTGGTATAGGCCGCGCGCGCGGCGAAAGTTGCTTCATCGCCGGATACAATCACCTCGTAGCTCTCCTCTTCAGAAGCAGCATCAGATCGCGAGTGAGAGCCGGCGTCCGCGGGTATCGGGACAACCGAAAGCTCCATCGGCTCCCAATCCGTCGCGCGGAATGTTGGGAGCGACTTCTCGCCTGCTTCGGTTTTCACGTACTTGTGGACCTTGTATCCAACCGAAATTTGGACGGGGTGGCCGTCCAGCAGATCTCGAAAGATCGTTTCGGCAAGTTCACTTCGAGAGAACTTTACAAGGGCGGTGCCCTTGCCTCCCTCGACCTTTACCGAGCCCGGCACAACTGTGCCGAGCCGGGCCGCCATCGACCAGTTGTCATGAGAGTCCAGAAGGGACATCCCCGACTTGAACCGGGCCATGCGGATGGCTTTGGGCTCCATGGAAAGCTCTTCCATGTATTCGCCCTCATCCCAGGAACGGCGCTTTACGGCGGCTCCGGTTGACCACACGACCTCGACCGTGCGGTCCGTTTCGTTCGCCGTGCTACCACGGACCTCAACGTCACCGAAGCTCCTGGGGATACGGATAGTTTTCTCAAGAGCCTGCGGCACCGCCGTCTCCTTTGTCTACTTGATTTGCGGCCTGAGCCTGGCCGTTGATCGAAACCTTCCGCGGGTCGGCGTCGAGCACGAGTTTGCTCTTCGTCTTGTCGACCATCTGGAAGAAGTCGTCGTTCTCCGCCACGACGGTCGCCGGATCACGGCCCGTTTTCGCGATGATCTCCGGCATCGATCGCTTGCCCATACGAACCTCTAGGAGGTCGGCACGCGCGTCATCGAGACGGTTGATCTTTTCGAACTCAGGAGGCTGCCACTCGACCACCACCTTGAGGTTCAACGGGATTTTTCCGTTCTCTCGGCCGGCCTGGAGAAACCAACCGTACATCCGATGCATCACCTGAGGGATAAGGTAATGCCACTGGATCGAGGAGATGAACCGTTGGTAATCCAGCAATCCAAGTTGACCGGATGCGAAGTTCGCCTGGCTGAAGTCGCCCGTCATCAGCTCGTACGGTTGCCGTGCGCCGGCGGCGATGCTGCGATGGCGGGTGCGAATGTAGGCTTCCACCCCGGCCGAGATCGCCGGGTTGTTGAACGTTATGTCTGCCCCGTCAGACGCTATGGCGAACATACCGGGCTCCATTCGGTCGACCGGGTTCCCATAGATATCCCGGAGAGCCGAGTTGGAGCCGGGCGTCTCCGTTAAACCGACATTCGGATCGATGTCGCCGAGTTTGGGCCGCACAACCCCGACATGGCACGCTTCGACCTTTTTCCGGATATTCTCCGCAAGCTCGTAGTCACGAAGATCCTTCAGTTCGGTCATGACCGGCGCAAGCCATGGGACGCCACGCGTTTGGTTGGCCAGCGGTTCGAAGGCGTGCGCTATATCGTCGGCCGGAACGAATGAGCTAACGACTGCCTCCGCCTTCGCTGTCCGACCGTGCGGGTGTCTGGGGAACATCCAGTAGCCGCGACGGCGGCCAATCACATCATACTCGATGCCGCCGATGATCTCTGCGGCACCGACAACGGTCGTCTTCCCCCAATCGCAAAACTCTGAATCAAGAAGTTGCAATTGTAGAGGAACGGCGAGGCCGTCCTCGATGCGGCGGCGGCGGCGGCGAACAAACTGCTCGCCGTCGGTCACCATCGAACGAGCAAGGATGTAGCAGAGACCGTAGAAATTGGTTGCACCGTCTACGTGGCACTGCTCCGACCATTCGTCAAAAAGATCGTTGATCTTCTTGTCCGTTTCCGGTTTCCCCGTCTTTGCGCGGGGCATAATCCCTGGCCCTACGAGGTTGTTCGCGTGGACTGTTACGATCTTCGCCGCGAGCGGATTATTGCGGACAAGCTCCCGCGAACGATCACGAAGCTGCTGACCTGATCGTGCAATATGCGTGTCCGCATCACCCGGCGGAGCGCGCCAGCCTTGAGCAAGGCGCCCTGATGACGCGCCTTCATAGCTGCGGTACGCACCATTTAGAATCTCCGACCGGAGGCGATATGCGGCACGCTCTGCTCCTCTTTTCGGGTTTAAGAACCCGATGAATCGGTCCAGGGCATTCGCCATCAATACCCCCTGCTGAACGTCGTCAGGATGATGTTCCGCTGGGGCGCCGTGGCTACAGCACCTTCGAGATCGGCGATGATCTGCCGCATCTCGGCGCGCGACCGGTAGGTCACGTCTCTTTCACGAAAACGCACTCGCAGAGCGCCGAGGAAATAGGCTTCCTTCAGATCGCGCAGCAGCGAGGCACGCTCCTCCTCCGGGATTCCGTCGAGAGAAATTCCGCTCATGACCATATACTCCGCCGGCCAAGGAAGCCTCCCGGTCGCCCCTGCGGCGTCGGTGCTGACCTGTCCGGATTGCTTGTAGGTTGATTTTCAGTGGCGGCCGCGCGTCTCGTGGGAGCGTTGCTACGCAGCTTGCCGAGATTGAGAATCATCTGCGCGGCAGCCTGCATTGCCTCGCAGTCGAGAAAGTGGTTTTCGCGATAGCGCTTTACCCACTTCACCTTGCCCATCGAACGGAGCCGCGTTTCGGAAACGACTTGCTTGCAGTAGTCTTCCGAGATGTTGCCCGGGAGATGCCAAGCCCCCGGCATGCTATCTTCCCATCTGATCTTCTGTTGCACCCACGACTTGAAGTAGTCGGTGTCCAGCCGAATGAGATCGAGCCCGTGTTTGAACGTCTTACCGTTCAGGGTCACGTCGATCTTACTGACATCGATGGGTTTCTTCATAACCGTCGAGGCCCCCTTCGTCGCGCGGACGAGGTTCGGGAAACGACGGGCAAAAGCATAGACACGATGCTCCGGAACGACAAAGGGCTTGCCAGGACGGAAACCGGAATCGATCAGAGCTAGGCGGATCGGCAGCCCATCATAGGTATCCGTAAGCACGGTGGCCAGCGTATCCCAGACTTCGGCCTCCTCAGTCAGGCCGAATAATTCTTCAGCCTGCACCAGCCAGGATTCCCCGAAGGCGCCCCACCCCCGTATGATGTAGATGAGGCGGTCCTTCTGAACGTCACAGGTGAGTGTAAGGACCTTGACTGCCGCGGGCACTTCACCGTGCTGATAGCTGTCATCCGCCCGTTCCAAAACCTCGCCCCACTCCGGAGCGGTTCCGCCACCGGGGGCATAAAGCTCGCCAAAGCCTTGGTTCTTAACCGACTGGATTTGGCCAGGATCACCGGATCTGACGGCTTCGACGTAGCGTGCCGCGCGCTCCCCCCACGACACGAATGGCGAGCACAAACCCGATACCCAATAGCTGAGCGTCCAGCTCTCCGGCGTCATGCCATGCACGACGCCTTCCCTATCAACCCTCTGACCGGGAGCGACGTACACGCCGCGCGCGTTCATCCACTCCTTATTGTTCATGTTCGAGCCGGCCTTGAGATCCGTTTCAAAGATCTCGGCGCCACAGCACGGACAAATAAGGTGCGCCGTTTTCTGCGCCAACGAAGGCGTAGACGGAAGCTCCCGACCGCTTTCAGCTATCGGCTTCTTCCACTCAAGGCAGGAGAAGCGGGGAATGAAATATTCCCCACATTCGTCATGCGGGCACGGCCAAGCCCAATGGTATCGCGTACCGCTCATCCAGAGCCGCCAGATGGTGGACTCCACCTCCTCTGGGTCGGATTCGGCCCAGAACTCGAGGCCTGTTTCTGGATCCTTTTCCACTTCGGCGGCCCCCTTGCTCGGGGTCGACGTGATCGCGTGGACGAAATCCGCGTAGGTGTCGCCGCGCGCGTCGATCAGGCCGACCGGGTTTCCTTGACCGCGCAGGTTTCCCATCATCTCGTCCACCTCGTCGGTGATTGCGAGGCCAAACGGGTCCGACTTCATCGCTGTCGACGAGCCGCCGTGCGCCAGGCGGAGCGGGACGCCGTTGATGAACTTGCGGGTTTTCTTCTGCTTCGACGGCGGAGCAAGCCGGTCCTTCAGCGGCGTGTTCTGCATGAGATCGTCTAGCCGGGGCTCGAACTGCTCGTTCAGAAACTGCTTTGAAGGTCCGACGTAGATTGTCGGGACCGGCGCGGTGTCGAGGCGCTCGCCCATGATGTCAAGGAACGTCTCGGTCTTGCCCGATTGCGCCGATACCACGAACACGACGCGCTTGTGCGTGCGGCCGTGGACCGCCATGGCGAAAGGCGTCATGTAGGGGGTGATGTGCGGATTGCGCTGACCGGGTCGGCCTGCGGAGTCCGGGTAGTGTCGGTTCTTCGCCCATTCAGTCGGCGTCGTCCTCGGCCTCGGTGTCAGAAGTTTCTCGGCCCTCAAGAAGAGCTTGTCGCTTTTTGGCGAGACGATCTCTGATGCGGAGCCGTTCTCTGTCGAAGATTTCATCCAACCTCTGCCGCTCTCTCGGCACTCCCGTTATCTGCGCAGGAAGTCCAGAAAGGGACGAGACATATAGGCCCGTGACCTCATCGATGGCGCTCAGCGCTTCGTCGAGCGAGATGATTTCCCGGTCCTTCCGCGCTCGGTTAAGGCGGATGTCGAGCGCCTTCTCGGCGCGAAGCTCGTCCATGCTGCTGGAGCCAGATCGCTTTTCCGAACCCTGCTTGAGGAAGTCTGCATATGCCCGAACTGTCGAGCCTACCCGGAACTTCCCCTTCTCAGGCTGGAGCACCCCGTCAACCTGCAATTGGCGGAGAAACCGCGTGCTGATGTCGAGGATCTTCGCCATCTCGGTCTGATTGACCATCTGATCGGCGACCGAGATCTTCGGAGCAGCCTTGGTCGGCCTTGCGGGTTTCGCGCGGGGCGTTGCCTTCGCCATCAGTACCTCAGGAGCTTTGCGATACGCGGCGTCACTGCCGCCTCGAGTACGATCGGCGCGCGAGCCATGAAGTTTGCCGCCGACTGCCCATCCGGGATTTCCTTGCCGAGCGCCGGGCCATACAGCTGGCGAACCTTGCCCCACTTCGTTCCGGTCGATGCGAACCGGCCCTGCGCCGTTCGCGGCTGCCAGGACCGGTTGTCATGGGTCCACAAGATGCGCGGCGCCCGGACACCATCCTGTGCCGTGCGCATCATGTAGAAGGAGCCGTCCACCTCGAACGAGCGCTTGAAGACGCGCGGATTGTTCCAGACGCCTGACCGGACAGTACCCTTGTCGAACGCAGCCCGGCCGCCATTCAGCTTCTTGGCGACACGCCCGCCGCCCTTCAGGGACTTGAGCCCCTTATAGTTCTGGACCTTGATGCCGCCCTTCGACGAATAGATGTCATAGGCGAGGAGCGCCTGGCTTCCGACGCCGCGCGTGTTGGCCACGACATAGCTCTGATAGAGCCCGCGCTTGAGCGCCATCTGCTCGGTGACGACCTTCTGGGTGTCGGTTTTCATCCGGCGACCCGCGTCCACGACACCACGAAACAGCTCTCGCTTCGCCGTGCTGCTGCTGAGCCGCTTGGCCATCTGCGCGAACCGGCCGATGACGACGAGGTTCTGTCCGCTCTTCACGACGTACATCGAAACCTCCAAACGAAAGCTTTGTTCTACAGATCGGGCCGCCGAAGCGGCTTCTGTAGAAAATTATTTGTATTCGCCTTTGCAGCACCCGGGCATTTTTTGCCCGATCCACGCAAAATCATTCCAAGCCGGATCGGTCGGGAATTGCGGAATCGGAACCGCGAAATCGAAAACACCGAAATCGCTCAAATCGTGCGCTGCCGCTGACCCGCGGGCGCCGGGGTGGGAGAGAAGAACCTGCGCGTGGGGGGGTGCGTGCGCGGGTGGGCGGGCGCGCCTACGTGTGCGGGCGTGAGGGCCTGCGCGCATGTGAGGGCGAGCGCATGGGCGAGCGTGTCAGGCAGGGGCGAGCGTGTGAGGCGAGCGCAGGCATGGCGGGCAGGCTGAGGCAGGTGGAGAGGCAGAGGGCTGCTTCCCCCTCGCTACGCTCTCCCCCTCCCGCTACGCTCCTATGAGGCTTCCTTGCCTTCCCCTCTCCCCGTCCTCATGAGCGCGGCGCAGGGCCAGTGTGCGGGCCATCGAGTGACGACGGCGCATTGCCTGCCTGCCACAATCAGCGGGCGGCAGGGCCAACCTCGCAACAGGCGGGCGGCTCGAATGAGGGGGGAGAGGGGAAGCTCTTGCCGGGCGCAATGCCGGCTTATGGGGATTGGTATGACTCGCGGACTTTTGTTTCGTCCAGCGTTTTTTCTAACACCCCTCCCCCTTTCCCCATGCACGGCTTTCCCGGCAGGCCGGGGGGAGTATCACCCTGGGTGACGGCCTTGCCAGCGTTGGAAATCCGAGCTTTGTCCGGCCGTCGGAATGCCTATCGATACGATGTGAATTATTTTTATCTATTTGTTTTCAGCGTCTTACAAAATAATCGCAGTCTCAGCGCATTACCCGCTTGTATTTTCCGATACAAAACGTATCTTTCAATCATCGAACGGCGATACACAGCGGTTCGGGGTTCGGGACTTCCCGAAGGTTATTTGACAGCAAGACAACGGTTTCCTGCCAAGTACGGTTTTGGTTGCCTCAGGTTATCGCTTCGGCGGTCAGGTAGGTGGATTGAGCTTTACAGCGGATCAACAGGGAATGCGGTTTGCGAATCGGGCGACCCAATACGGCGAGAGCCGTAGGTAGCTGGCAAGACAAAGCCAGTGTTGCGGGGAAGGACGTGCGGCAAGGTACGGGCAACAAAATACTTGCATCGGTGAAGGTTCCGGCCGAAGCGGCGAAAGCCGTAGGGCAAAAGGGGCGCGAAGCATGATGTTCATCATGCACTGGAAAGGGGAATGAAACCCTTGGGCACAGCGAAAGACATGCACGACGCGAAAGCGTTAGGTGGCGGAAAGATAACCGGCAAGCGATGGACTCGCTCAGTGCTGCACCCCTCAACCGATACAGGCTTGGGCACCGAGAAAAAGAAATCACGTTGAATTCTGAGGCCGTCGGCGAAAGTTGGCGGTCTCACAAGAGGATCGTTTCTGAAAGGGCAATGGGCTTTGGCCTTTCAGAAGCAATCCGCTTCAAACCGCAATTATGCGAACGATGGAGAAACTACCATGGCAACGTTTTCGATCATCAAGGGCAAGGCTCTCGGCAAAGCTATCGTCGGTCAGGGCAAGCTGGTCGCCAACTTCACCCAGCGCGAGCACCAGCTCGCCGTGTCGTGCCTGATGCACGTCGAGGAACATTCCTGCCCGTCTCACCTCAACAGCCTTCTGGCTGTCACCCCGGCGAACTACCGCGCCGGTCTCAAGGCATGGGCCGTCGCCTTCGGCAAGGTCAAGTTCAACGCTGAGACGATGGTCTTCGACTACCACGGCAAGGGCGAAACCAAGCTCACCGACATGATGGAGATCGCACCGGCGAACTACATCAAGGAAACGAAGGCCGCTGCCGGCGGTGAAAAGGCACTGGACGAGGTGAAGGAGATCACCGCGTTCCTGAAGAAAATGACGGAAAAGGGCGCGTCCATCCGCGTCGTGCAGGCGCTCGAAGGTGCATTGCGTCTTGCGCAGACGCCCGCGGTTGTCGAGCTGGTTCCGGCCAAGCCGAAGAAGGTCAAGGCCGAAAAGACCGCCGACGCCGCCTAAAGCCGTCATGCGGTGCCCGGGGCTCCTCCCCTCCGGGCACCGCCCCCCCCCTCTATCGTGTCCCTACGAAAGGTCGCGCACCTGTACGCCTTTTCGCGGCGTCACGCCGAACCGCAATCATGCGCCAATGGAGACCTTCATGCCCCTTCCTCCTCAGCCGACCATGCGCCGACGCGCCTTCCTGCAAGGCCTCGCCGCGCTCGCCGTGGTTAGCCTCGCGGAGATCGACGTGGAGCCTCCCTAGTTGCGGCTGTGCCGCGCCCCAAACACCGCAATCATGCGAACTATGGAGACCATCATGCAATTCGCACCTGTGAAATCGCGGCGGACCGTCGCCCGCTGGTATCCGCACGCCGTCGCCATCGTGAAAGTCACCGGCGGCTATCTCGCCTTCTTCTCCCGCGCCGTCCTTGCCAGGTGGCGGCGCGATCGCTGCGCGGTCTAGCCATGGCCCATGTCTCCCCACGGGCCTGCCCGTCAATCCGTGCCCCGCCCACCAAGCCGCCTTCGGGCGGCTTTCTCGTCCCCTCTTCCACCTCGAACTATGGAGACTTCCATTGTCAGTTGCGTTTGATACACTCGGCTACTCCAAGCGCCTGCGCGATGCCGGCGTCACCCAGAAACAGGCAGAAGCACAAGCGGAGGCCGCTAGGGATTACATCATGGCCGATCTCGTGACGAAATCCGACCTCACCGCCGCGATGGACACGCTCACGCTGCGCATCACGGTTCGCCTTGGCGCGATCATGATAGCCGGCGTCGGCGCGCTCGCGGTGCTGATCAAGCTGACATAGCGCTCGCCTGCCTCAATAGATGCTTCCTAGAGCCGCCTCCGGGCGGCTTTTTCGTGCGCCTCTGCAATGTCGGCACGCCCGGCATTCCACGGCCGCACGGCCACCCCCGCAATTATGCGACCAAGGAGACCTCCCATGCACCTGCCGCTCGCGCTCGGCCTTACCGCCATTCTCGGGGCTTCGCTTGCCCTGCCCGCCTGCGCCGAAACCATCGGTTTCACCTCCTCCAACATGGCCGCGCTTGTCTCGACCAAGACGAAGGACCTGCCGCCCCCCGCGAAGACGTTCACGCTCGCCGTGGTCGACGAGGCCGCATTCCTCGCTGGTCGCACCATGACGAAATCCGAGGTGAAGACCGCGATTGCGCGCGCCATGCCGGAAGAGGCCTGCACCTCAACCAGCCGCAAGGCGAACGCCTATGGCGCGTTCACGGCCTGCATCGCCGAGTAAACGCCCATGCCCGCGCTCCCCCGACCCCGCACCATCGTGCTTGAGCCGATGGTGAAGCGACCGCCTGCGCCCTCCCGCAAGCTCGGCCTCGTGATCCTCGCTGTTCTCTGCATCGCGTTCGTCGGTGCCTGCGCCGCCATGGCGCACCGCCTCGCCCAGGTCGAGCAGTCGCTCGCCGCCGCGGCCCTCGTTTAACCGTTCCGGGGCCGCGCACCCATCAACCGGCCCAATGCGCGGCCAATGGCAACCGATCCCTCAAACGCGGAGGTGCAGCATGCGCCGGGCCTGAAAGCCGGCTGAATATCATCGGCGGGCTCGCCAGCCTCCCTTCCCGCCCACGCCACGGGGAGGCACCCTGTCCCTCCAGCCTTGGAGACGCATTGTATTGATCGCCTCGATCTATGAGGCCCATAGAGCCGCCGATCGCGCGTGGCTGGTGCAGATCGCCCTCGCCTTCCCCATGGAATGGCCCGGCGAACTCCGCCACACCCAGCGCGCGACAGGCGAACCCGGCACCCGATTGCGTGCCGCGTATGAGCGGTTCACCGAAACCCGCGACAAATGGGAGGCCGCGCATGCCGCGCTGGATCCGGAAGTCCGGGAAGTTCTACCGCTGAAACCCCGATAGCACGAACGGGCGGGATGAGGGCCTCACCCCGCCCGCTTTCGTGCTTCCGGTTGCCTTATCTCTCGAGCTGCCGATGGATAAGGGAGCCGGAATGCTCCACTTCGCCGCGTAGCGCTCCACTCCGCTGCACGTCGCTGCGCGCCGCAACACCACACTTCAGCCCGCCAACTCCCTTGTGGAGTTGGCACCCTGAAATCTGCCGGCACCTCGGCCGCTTTCAGGGTGTCAACACCCACTGCGCCGCGCCCTGCCGCGCGTCGTTTCGCCACGCGCTGCGGCTCGTCGCCCCGCCTCGCAACACATCAGCCCCATCAGAAAGGTCTCCTCAATGCGCATCGTCATCGCACACCTGAAATCCGCCACGCCCTATTCCCAGTCCGCCGCCATCGACCCGGACCATCATCCCAAGTTGGAGAAGGAATCCGCCGCCGACTACGACCTTCGCCTCTGGAAGGAGAAGGCAACCTATGACGACGCAGGCACCGTCTGCATCCCCGCCATGGCTCTCAAAATGAGCATCGATGAGGCGGTGAAGCGTCTCAACATTTCGATCCCCGGGCGCGGCAAGTCCACCTACACGAAGTTCTTCGTCGCCGGGCAGATCTGCGACGGCAACGTGCCGATCGGCGTCCACAAGGACAAGCTCCAGCCCATCACGATCTGGGCGAACGCCGACGGCGTGCGCGGCAGCGGCAAGCGTGTTCGCCGCAAGTTTCCGTACATTCCCTCCTGGGAAGGCAAGGCGCACTTCTCCATTCTGGACGAGGTGATCCCGAACAAAGTTTTCGAGCAGGCCCTCGTCGAAGCTGGGCGGCTCGTCGGCATCGGCCGCTTCCGGCCGGAGAAAGGCGGCTTCAATGGCCGCTTCACGGTCGAGAGGTTTGAGTGGTCTGAGGTTTAACCTCGCGTCACGACGCCACTCGTCGCACCGCGGCGCAGCGCGCGGCAACGTCTCGCATCGCAACACAAAGCATCAGCCAGCCGGTCTCTTCGGAGGCCGGCACCTCTATCTTGCTGAAATGAGCGGGACAGAGGTGTCGGCAACGGCATCACCCGCACCACCCCGCGCCGCAGCACAACGCTTCTCGTCACCCCACTGCGCCCCGCGACACTCCGCATCAGCCAGCCGGCCCGAAAGGGTCGGCACCTGTAAACCCTCGGCAGCACAAGGGCTTATAGGTGCCGAAAATGCACCACATCCGCCACTCCACGTCGCGCCTCTGCACAGCTCGCCACGTCGCAGCGCCCCACAACGTCGCGCCTCGCTATACACCAGCCGCCTCCCCTCTACATGGAGAACCCCATGCCCAAACCCTCATTCCGCATGTCCGTCGAATCCCGCCTGCTTCTGCAGGAACTGAAGAAGATCGAGGTCGGAGAAATCATCACCTACGGCCGCATGAGAGACATCACCTCGCTCCCGTTGAGCAAGCTGCGAGCGCCGCTCCGGACAGCCACCATCCGCGCCATGCGCGACCACGACATGGTTTTCGGCTGCGTTCGCAACGAGGGCTTTCGCCGGCTCAATGACGCCGAGATCGTCGAAGACGGCGCGGCCAATGCCAAAAGCGTTCGGCGGAAAGCCCTGCGCGCGCTGGAGCGCCAGGCCAAGGCCGATTTCGAAAACCTGACCCGCCTGCAGCAAGCGGCGGCATCCGCGCAGGCTTCCATCCTCGGCACCGTCGCGATGATGACGCAGCCGCGCTCACTCCAGAAAGTCGCCGATGCCGTCGCCGAAGGCGTGCGCGAACTTCCTGTCGCGGCCACCCTTTCCATGTTCATCAAGAAGCAGCCGGAGGCACGATGAACCCGTTCCCTCTCCCCTTGCAGTTCGAACCGCATTCGCTTTACGGCTCCGCCATCGATGGCGAGCCCATGCCGTTCGGCTACATCAGCACAGCCGCGCCCATGCCGATTTTCGAACTCAGCACGCCGCTGAAATGGCCGACCGATGCGCTGGCCTCCCTTGCTCGCCAGATGGCTGCAGCCCCTCAGATGTTTACCGCGCTACTCGCCGCCGAATCCTTCATTTCTGGGTTCGAGGACGACGATTTGCAGGAGGGCGTATCTCCCCTCCTACGCTCGATCCGGGCCATCATCAGGCCCTCCGGCGCGGGCTCCGTCGTCATTGTGAAGGCCCAAGCGCTCGGCAAGACCGAAAGCCTGCTGACCATCGTGCAGGAGACGCAGGACCCGACAATCTACGCCGTCACGGCAGACGACTGGCGCCCCATCGAGACCGCCCCGAAAGACGGTACGGCGATCCTCGCCAGATACATGTGGCTCGGCGAGCATCGCTATCTCGTCATTCGCCGGTCCCAAAACGGCCCTTGGTGGCTGGCCGATCATGATGGCCTCATCAAGCACGACGACGACAAAGCCAAACCGAGCAACTACGAGTTCACCCACTGGTGCCCGATCACTCCGCCCGCGCTCGATGGAGGGCGTGACCATGGATGAGGAGCCCAACAAGTACGGGTTCTTGCCCTCAGTATGGGCGGCTATGGCGAAGGAAGAGCGGCGTCGGCATTCCAAGAACTGGGGCGCTCGCAATAGATACCCGACGCGGACGAAGGCGCAGAAACAGCGTATGCGCCAGCTTCAAAAGGAGTTCCGAGAGCGCAACCGGGAAAGGCTTCTCCCCTACTGGAAGGCCCGCAGGGATGCCGCAAAGCTCGTTGAAGGTGCGCGCGAAAAAGAGCGCGCCTATCAGCGAGATTACTACTGGAAGACCATCGAAAAACAGCGCGCCAGGAACAAGCGGCGATATGCGAAAGAGCGTTCGATAAAGAAGATCACGCTGTCACCAGACGAGGTTTTCAAGCTCATCAACAAGGCGGTTTCCCGCGCCATTCCGAAGTTCGTTCGGGATGACGTTATCGCTGAAATGTGCCTCGCAGTGCTGGAGGGCAAACTCTTCATCGAAAACATCGGCAAGGAAGCATCCAAGTTCCTTGCCGCCCACAACCGCGCGTTCGACCACTTCAAGACGATCTCCGTCGATACCAAGATCTCGGAAGGCGTCACGATCTTGGATACGCTAACCCAGGAGAGCCTCGGCTATGTGTGACGCATCGCCCCACCGCCCCTCCTTCGGATTTTTTCAACATAGACAGGACCGCGACATGGCAACAAATCGCACGTCTCAACTGCGCTCCCCAGACCTGTTCGAGCAGGCCGCTGGGCTCCGCCGCGCACATGAGATCCTCCAGCAACTTCACGAAGGCGCCACAAGAGAGCACAAGGCTTTGCCCGGTACGTTTCTCCTCGGCCGCCCTCGGCGCCGCCATCACGAATTGATGGCCGTCAGTCGAATGCTCCGCGAGGCCGGCGCCCAACTCATGAACGAGCATGCCGTTTTGCTCCGTACGGCGAAAGATGGGGCCCACAAGGCGTTTCTCGATGCTGCGCGCGAGGGCTCCGCCACATCATCGAACGGGGGCGAATGATGGGCTGGAAAGCTGTCAAAGAACACTATCGCATCGTTCACGGCGTGCAGCTTACCGATGACGGTATCTGCATCGGATCGCCCTACATCCACGACATCATCGTCATCAATCGGGACGGCAAGATCGTCAAAGATGATGATCGCACGATGAACGACGACCTGATGAGGTATCAGGCCGAGATGAAGGGCGATCCCGAGACCCTGCGCCGCTTGGTCCGGCAGGAGGACACCTTCGAACTCTCCATACCGGTCTACACCTGGCGCGGCGCGGAGATCATCGAAAAGCAATGCGAGGAACTGGGCTGGCCCAACGTCACTCACGATGGCGAGATGATGTACGAGAACCGGTTCTCAAACGACCGGGCGAAGGTGGTTGCGTGGGCGAAAAAGGATGCGCGCATCGGCATCGAGCACTTCGAGGGACGCATCAGGGAGGCCGAAGACAGCCTCGCCTCTCTCAAAAGCGCGCTCGACCAGGAGCGCGAAAACCTCGCATCGCTTGATGCCGCATTCCCCGACGCCATAGGAACATCCGGAGGCGATCATGGCTGAAAACAGCAAGATCGAATGGACCGACCATACATTCAATCCGTGGATCGGATGCACGAAAGTCTCCCCGGCCTGTGACGGGTGCTATGCGGAAAACCTTATGGCGAACCGGTACGGCCGCGTGCAGTGGGGTGCCGGCGAGGATCGCCAGCGCACAGGCAGGGCAAATTGGCGCAAGCCAATCGCCTGGGACAAGGAAGCTGCCGCCAGTGGCACCCGGCCACGCGTGTTCTGCGCCTCACTCGCTGACGTCTTCGACAACGAGGTCGATGAGATGTGGCGTTACGACCTCATGAACCTGATCGAGGCCACGCCAAACTTGATCTGGCTGCTCCTAACCAAGCGGATCGGCAATGTCACGAAAATGACCGATCCGGCGCGAGGTCACCGCATGCTCCCGCGTAATGTCGCCATCGGCGCGACGATCGCCAACCAGCCGGAATACGACCGAGACCGGATGAAGCTCTGGGAGGTGAAGCATTCGCTGTCGCCGCTCTTCACCTTCGGCAGCTACGAGCCGCTCCTCAGCCGCATCATCCTCGATCGGTATGCACCGGACCTGATCATCACGGGCGGCGAGACCGATCAAGGATCGCACAAGGCCCGCCACACCGACCCGGATGATTTCCGCTATTTGCGGGATCAGAGCGCAGCGCTCGGCCGAGCGTTCTTCATGAAGCAAATGACCCGGAAAGCCCCGATCCCGGATGATCTTCTTATCCGGCAATGGCCTGTGGTCACCACAGACACGGACGGAGCCGCCCCCGGAGGCGATCATGGCCAATCTGACTGACGCTCAGTGGTGCGTTCTCGACTTGCTCCTTCGGGCCAAAAACAAGGGTGTTTCACGGGTGAACCGGCACGAATTGCTGCACGCCGCCGCAATCCCCGATGCGGTCAAGCTCCAGCTCGTCTTCGCCGCCCTGACATTGGCGAGCGGCGAATACGTCGCCTTGCACGGGCAGCATGACTTCGAGATCACGCCGGCTGGTGAAACCCTCTTCAATGCGAAATTCGGGCAACCGAGCAATATCGCTGACACGGTGATCGCCCTGCCGGATGGTAGCCGCGAAGTACTTCAATGACCGCCGACAAAGAGCGGGAAGCCCTTCGGCATATCGGCTAAGGCCCTTCCCTTCTCACCCGCTCCCACTCCTCGGGCGGGAGCGCCGCTTTCAGCACCACATCCACCTCCTCGAGCTGGCTTTCCCACATGGGCCGGCCCTCGAACTTCGTGTTCTCCGGCAGACCTCTTGAACTGCAAAGCGCGCGGGCGGCCAGCTCGCGCGGCGGCTTCACCTTTTTCATCGCACTCTCCCAACATGGACGGACCACCATGACCGATCTCCCCTCCCTCATCAATCTGCTGGCGGCTGCACCCGGCCCCTGCCGGTGGCTTGATGCCAAGATCGATGCCGCGCTGCGCGTCGGCGCAGAGAAAATGCTCGGCGATAGGACCGGCTATGCCTGGGCATGGGCGAACTATCCGACCTGGTCGCACCACAAGAACCAGCGCGGCATGTGCGGCCTGCAGTACGACAACGGCGATCTCGGTCTGATCTGGGACAGCTTGCCGTTCACCTCCTCTCTCGACGCTGCCCGCACGCTGGTGCGCATCGCCCTGCCCGGCTGGTCCTACCGTGTCGCCAGTTGCTGCGTCTCCGATGACGCATGGGTGCAGCCGGACTTCAACTGCCCTACGCACGGAGCGCGCCTGCTCTCCGAACTGAGCCCGGCTGTCGATTGGGCCGGCCTCACCGATGTGGACCTCCGCCCCTCCGGGCGGGAGGCTATCGCGCTTTGCATTGCCGTCCTGCGCGGTGTCCTCTCCAGCCGGCAGCAGGAGCATCGCAATGGCGCGGCCTGATCCCGACGCTCCACTCCCCACGGCCGGGCTTTCGCTCGACTTCAACAAGGCCAACTTCATCTGGTTCAAGTATCGCGATCCATATGACGACGGCTTCTTTCTCTCCTACCTCGCCGCCGAGCGCCTCTTCCGCGCCTTTTTCTACACCTGCCCGGCTGGAGGCGATGCAGGCGACACAACTATCCGGTATGCGTCGGACGATCAGTGCGATGAGTTGCGGGCGATGCTCAGCCCGGAGCAGGTTGCGATGTGCGTGAACGCGTCCCTGCGAAGGATCGGCTGATGGTACGAATCCCCTTCGGCAAGTTTGTTTCACGCCCTGCGCTGTCTTTCGACGACCATATTCGCAGCATCATTGAACAGTACCCCGATCGCATGCCCTGGCAATCATCAGACGAAGTGAGATGGACTTGGCCCGATGGCGGGGACGGCGCTTACGCCCTTCGATACAGTCTTGCTGATCGCGTGTTCACCTCTGAACACATGCGATTCCCGCGGAGCGCCGCACCTCCCCCGATTGGCCAGGGAGGGCAATTTTATGCGCTCGATGTTCCGGCCCGAATGCCCGAAGAAATCACGTCTCTGTTTCGCGCCACCCTAAGCGAACGAGACCTGGCGTACTGCGCTGCCGCCTCAATCAGGTTTGCGGCGGGGACATGGCGGCCATGAGCGGTGAAAGCCTCGCTCACCGGCTCATCGACGAGATGGCGATCACCTGCGAGACGCTTGGAGGTTCGTCTCTGTACATCCGCTTTGGGCGTCTAGATGGGTTCGAGGGGGCCGAGGGGCCGCACTGGTACATTTGCTACCAGATCGGCGAAAGAGCGTATCTGCCCGCTTGGAGCTATCACGGCACCTGCAGGCCACGGCCTCACTGCGTATGTGACCGCCTCCACGCCGTCCTCCTGTCGAGGATATCGCCAGAAATCAAAGCCCAGTGCATCGCCGCATCCATCCAGTACGCGGCGGGATAACCGCAATCATGCGAACAAGGAACCACCATGCCCACAAAGTTTGAACCCGTCCTCGCCTCCCCCGTCGAGCGCGAGGAGATGAAGTTCCCGCTGATCGGCACGCCGAAATACGACGGCTGGCGGATCGTCGGCCACCCGGAATACGGCTTCGTCACCCGGCGCCTCGAGCCGCTCGGCAACACCCAGATCCGGACCGCGCTCGAAGCCGCTAACCTAACGTTCCACGACGGGGAAATCGTCACCTACACCGACGGCGAAGCCGACCCGCTCGCCACGGTGCAGAGCAAGGTCTCCAAGCCGGGCGAAGTCGACTGGCGCTTTCATGTGTTCGACCACTTCCAGCATCCCAACATGCCCTACACCGACCGCCTGGCTCTCCTTTCCGGCAACCCCATCTTCCAGCGCGGCCGTATCGAACTGGTGCCGCACGAGCCGCTGCGAAATATGGCCGAGTTCGATGAATATGAGCGCGCCATGGTGGACACCTTGGGCTTCGAAGGCGTGATGCTTCGCCGCCCCGACGGCCGCTACAAGTTCGGCCGCTCCACCGTCACCGAGGCGATCCTGCTGAAGTTCAAACGGTTCAGCGACAACGAAGCCACCATCGTCAGCACCTTCGAGCAGATGCAGAACACCAACGAGGCGACCGTCAACAAGATCGGCAAGACGAAGCGCTCAAGCGCGAAGGACGGCAAGGTCGGGAAAGGCACGCTCGGCGGCTTCTGGGTGGACTGGAACGGTATCCGCTTCAAGCTCTCTACCGGCCTCTCCGCCGACCAGCGCGCGGGCCTGTGGGCGCGGCGTGACAGCCTACCGGGCAAGCGCATCACCTTCCGGTACAAGGGCGTCGGGCCGAACGGCAAGCCGCTGATCGCCAGCATCGTCACCATTCGGGAGGACATATAGATGGCCCGCTACCTCGTGATGTGGGAAATCGATGTTGTCGAGGCTTGTTCCCCTCGCCATGCCGCCCGCCAGGCGTTCGAGATAATGCAGCGACCGGGCACAACGGCCACGTCGTTCACGGTGATCGAGTTCGACAGCGGCGGAGAAGCGGTCTCCGTCGATCTCCTCGACGGCGAGGACGAACCGACCACAGGTTGACCACCACCCGACGCTGATACTACCTTCGGCGCATCTTCCATCCGAGGATGCGCCGATGAATTCGATCCTTGCTGCGATGCTGGCCGCAGCTACCTACATAACGCCGACCCCGCATGCTGACGTGCAAGCCTTCCTGCGCTTCATGTGGGCGAACGAACGCTGCCCGGCCTTCGCCATCAACTTCGAGAAAACTCTCGATCAGGTTCGCGACCTCGCCCAGGATCTAGGCTGGAGCAACGACCAACGACAGCAGGCAATCCTTGCCGGCACCCGCGCCGCAAAGTTCGATTTCGAACGGGACAGCGAGGGGTTCTGCGCAGCCGTACAGGAGGAGCTTACCTCATACGACCCCGCCCACCTGAAAAAGGTAGGTGTCATCGACTAACCCATCTGGAGCACGAACCATGAGCATCGTGAAGTACAATCGAGCAAAAGCGGCTTCCGTCATCGGCTCCCACGATCGCAGCTTCGATGCGATGTGGAACAGCATTCCCACTGATGTTCAGGCGACACTTTCCAGTTCCCAACTCGCCGCGCTGGTGGATAGCAATTGGCGGATGGCAGCAGAAAGCAAGGCGATAGCCGCAAGAGAAGCAATTGAAAATGGCTTTGTCTGGAATGCTGCCACCAACTCCCCGGCGCCGCTGGCGCAGGAAACGAAAGCGGCTACCCGTTGAGGTAGCCGCTCCGCGTTGCGGCAAAAGCCGGTAAACACCAATAAGAGAGTTTCAATCCAACACAGCAGGCGCGGCCGCTGCGACACCGCCGGCCCGATGCGCCGGCTAACTTCTCGCAACGGGTAGGAAGCTCCATACCGTCACTTAAAGAGTTTCAATCCAACACGACAGGCAAGGCCATCGCGACATCGCCGGCCCCAGGCGCCGACTGGTCTTTGGTAACAGCCAATCTCTTGACCGCCACTTAGAGGGTTTCAATCCAACGAAGTGGGCAGGACCACCACGACATCGCCAACTCCATGCGCTGACCAATTGAGGGTGTTCGAAAAGTACTCCGATGTCAACGCCAATTCAGAATGGTTCACAAGCCGGGTTTCAGCCCGGCTTTTTCTTTTCCCGCCGCTCATGGCAACACGGAGACCTGCATGAACATGAATATCCCCACCACCGCCCTCGCCTCCAATGCCCTGGCATCGCGGGCGATGGTCGTATCCCTCTCCATCGCGCAGTGGTCGGGCCGCCGGCTGGACCGCGATGTGACGAACGAGGTCAACCGCAGCAAGTCTGCCGCATCCGACGCCGGTCGCTACAACAAGGCGATCGTGAAACCGGATGCCCTGAAACCGATCGCCAAGCTCGTCGGCGAGATCCGCAACGAGTTCAACGGCCGCACCCTGCCCTGGATGGACGACGGCAAGCGGATCATGGCGGCGCAGGCCTTCATGGCCCACGCCAAATGGCTGGCCGACCAGCGCAACAAGTTCGAGAAAGAAGTCGAGCGCTTCCTCCGGGACTATCCGCAGCATGTGCAGGACGCGCAGCGCCACCTCGGCACCATGTTCCGGCAGGAGGATTACCCGGACGCCGACGAGATCACCATGAAGTTCAGCTTCATCACGAAGGTGATGCCGGTTCCGACTGCCGGCGACTTCCGCGCCAACCTCGCCGCCGAGCAGGTCCACAGCATCCGGCAGGATATCGAGCGCGATGTGCAGGAGGCGGCGCGCGCCGCGGTCCGGAACGTCTACGAGCGCATCGTCGGCGCCGTCGAGCACATGCATGAGCGCATGGTCAACTACAAGCCGGCCACCCGCCCGGGCGAGACCACGGCCGGCGTGTTCCGGGACAGCCTGGTCGAGAACATCCGCGATCTGGTCAAGGTGATGCCGTCGCTCAACATCACCGGCGATCCGGAGCTTGACGCCCTCGCCGATCGTCTGGCCCGGCTCTCCCGGCACGACGCGGAGACACTGCGCAACAGCGATTCCGCCCGCGAAAACATCGCGGACGAGGCGCAGCGCATCCTCGACGACATCAGTGCGTTCATGAAGTGACGGCCGCCGATGAAGCTGAGAGAGTTGGAGTTCCGGGAAGCGCCGCGATGGGTGCCTTGGGAACTTGAATTCGAGGCGCTTTGGCGCGGCCGCACCCACGCCTATGTCAGCTACAAGATTGTGGACCGAAAGTGGGTGTGCCGGGATCACAAGCGCCGGGACATCAGCGAAGGTAGACAACGCGCCATCATCGCTCGCATCCCTCCGGCAATCCTTGCTCGTTGCGTGACCGCGTCTCTGGCCGGAACCGAGGCCTGGCCATGACCGCCGTGCGCCTCATGTCCGAGGCCATGGATCTCGGTAGCTTATTGGAATGGCACTTCGCCCCCCCCGAGGACACATTCGCAAGCCACAGGCTCACCTACGTCGTCGCTGAGCGGAGCTTCGAACTCAGCCACCTGATCGATCCCGCCACCTATAAGCATCGCGGCCCAGACCTCACGCTGGACTACATCCTCACGATGCTGCCGGACGAAGAGAGGGCAAAGGCTGCAGCCGCCTCCATCACCCGCACCTCCAAGCGGCGATAACCCGCCGCTCACAGCAATCATGCACATCAGGAGAAACACATGCTCGACATGAACATCGTCGCGGCTGGCGCCGTGCTCGAAACCTACCTCCGCGTCGATAGCCCCGCCATGCTCTGGGGGCCGCCCGGCGTGGGCAAGTCCTCAATCGTGAAACAGATCGCCAAGGGCAGAAACTGGAAGGTCATCGACTACCGCTGCTCCACCCGCGATCCGGTCTCGATGATGGGCTTGCCCGATCTTGCCGCCGATACCACCCGGTGGAAGGTGCCGGACGAATTCCCGCAGGTCGCACGTGACGGCGAAGAAGGCATCCTGCTGCTTGATGAGATCAATGCCGCACCGCCGATGATGCAGGCTGCAGCGTTCGGTCTCGTCCTCGACCGCTTCATCGGCGAGTACCGCCTTCCCCCGGGCTGGCGCGTCGTCGGCGCCGGCAACCGCAAGAGCGACAAGGCCGCCGCCCAGGCCATGCCGACCGCCCTCGGCAACCGCTTCGCCCATATCGGCGTGGTAGCTGACCTCGAAAGCACAGTCGCCTACTTCGCAGCCAAGCGGCTTCCCGCCATGCTGATCGCGTTCCTCCGCTTCCGGCCCGGTCTGCTTCACCAGATGGGCGAAGGCGACAACATGGCGTTCCCGACCCCGCGCTCCTGGGAAGAGCTGAGCAAGGTTATGGATGTCGAAGATGACATGCTCCGGCTCCGGGCTTTCGCCGGCTACGTTGGCGAGGGTGCAGCCGGGGAGCTTAAGAGCTTCATCGAAATGGCCTCGGACCTTCCGACCGTCGACAGCATCGTCCGCAATCCCGCCAGCGCACGGCTCCCGCAGAATAAGGCCGCGCAGTTCGCGATCACCGCTGCCCTTGCTCACCACGCCGACGAGCACAAGCTCCCGGCGATGGATGCCTACATGCGCCGGCTGCCGCGCGATTTCCAGGTGACGTTCGGCATGGACTACGTCTCGATGCATCCCGCGCTGGCGAACACCCAGACCTACGTGGACTGGACGGTCACCAATCAGGACGTCCTCTTCAACAACTGAGGGCGCGATGACGATGGCCTCGAAAGTGACGGCCCTCTGGGGGCCGTCCAAGGTGCGCCAGCATAGAGACTGCTACGTCTGGGAGTTTTCCGGCGTGCTCGATGACGGCTCTCAGGCAGGCTGGCGGGTGATCTTCTACTTCGACACTCGCGCATTCAAGGTTCTGCGCACCTTCACGCGGCCGGCTAACAAAGGGCTGACGCAGGTCGACATGTTTCCCGGCGCCAAGCCGAAGCACCAGGAGAACACCCTGAAGGAGATGCTCCGTGCCCACATCCCACCGGCTCAACTGGCGGCGGCCATCGCTGCCGCCATCCAGTATCAGAAAGGAAGGTGACCATGGTCATGGTTCGCCAGGTCCTCGGCCCCTTCAATCCCGAGGAAAACATCCAGCCCTACGGCAGCGCAACGATGAAGTGGTACTTCATTGGCATCCGGGACAACCATGAAGTGGCCAACTGGATCCTTTCCTACGATGTCGACAAGCGGAAATGGAACGTGGCCAACGTGCCGCTGGGCCTCCCGACCGGGAAGCGGATGAAGGCCCTCACCGAAAAGCTCACGAAGGAGGGACGCGATCCGGTGAAGTCCATCGACCCGGACATGTTCTTCCGCGGCAGCACCAAGCTCCCCCTCGTCGGCGACCGCTTGATTGATGTGCTCCGATCCTGCCTTTCCCCCGCCGACCTCGCGAAGGCGACCACCTATTCTCTTCAAAGGAGGGGCAGATGACCCCGGAGATACTTCGCCGGTTCTACCGGATCCGACGCAGCAAAGACGACAGCGACCTTGTTGTCTTCGTGTTTCGCCCCCGAGACGGACGGTATCCGAGGCGTGTGTACCGTCTGGAGTATTGGGTCCGCTCCCGGCGCTTCAATGCAACCTGCTCTACGCATCTCAGCAAGGTGAACCGGCGTGAAGGACGTCTAGTCTTCGCGGACCATGTGGTGGTTTCGGTCGAGACCTCTCCTCTCGTCGCGGCCCTCTCCTCCGAGGAGATTGCATCGTTGGTGACGAAATCGATCAACGCGCAAAATGAACCGCCGCCTCTGGTCAAGCTTCAATACGTCCGGTTGCCGACGTTCGGCGCGCCCTACTATCCGCCTCCCGCGATCCTGCCACCCATCGAAGTCAAGTTTGAGGTGCGGGTGGACAACGATGCCTGGGAGAAAATGGCGGAAATGGTGGCGGCCGAAATAGCCCAACAAGGCGCCACGCCCTGTCAACCGCAATCATGCGACAAGGAGACCACCGATGCCGCCGAAGTTGGACATCGAAAGCAAGCTGCTGGCCGCGAAGACCGCACTCATGTTCGAGCAACCGTTCTTCGGGGCGATGATCGTTCAAAAGGAGATCGTTGAGGATCCGCGCGTCCCGACGATGGCGACTGACGGCAAGCGCTTCTACTACAACACCAGGTTCGTGGAGAAGCTGAGCAAGCGCGAGCTTGTCTTTGTTCTCGCTCACGAAATCCTGCACGACGTGTTCTACCACCACACCCGCATGGGCAATCGCGACCCGGAGAAGTGGAACATCGCCGGGGACTATGTCATCAACTTCGAACTGAAGGAGAGCAGCTGCGGCGAGATGCCGAAGGGCGGGCTTTACGACCCTCAGTATGGAGGCATGTCGACCGAAGACGTCTACCGGCTCCTCCCCGACAAGCCGCCGTCGCAGAGCCGCGGCAAGTCCGGACGCTCCGAAGAGGACACCGGAGCATCCAGCCCGGGCGGCGGTGGCACAGGCGCAGGGAGCCTCGGCGTTGACCCTGGTGGCTGCGGCGGCACGATGCCGGCGGCGCCAACCTATGACCGGGAGGGTCTCGCCTCGGCCGAAACCACCATCGCTACTCAGGTGGCGCAGGCGGCGGCTATCGCAAAGGCAAAAGGCAACGGCATCGGCAAGCTGTCTGCCGGATTGCAGCGGCTCATCGCTGACATCACCAAGCCGAAGGTGAACTGGCGGGAAAGGCTTCGCCGCTTCGCCGACGAGGTGTTCATGAGCGACTACAGCTGGGCGCGGCCGAGCCGGCGCTTTCTCCCTCACCGCCTGGTCATGCCGAGCATCGTGCCGACCGAAGGTATCAGGCATATCGTCTGCTGCGTCGACACCTCCGGCTCCGTCGATGACGACATGCTTGCCGAGTGCGGCGGCGAGATATCTGGCATCCTCGACGACGGCAATGTGGAACTGATCACCGTCATCTACACCGACGCCGCGGTCTGCAACGTCGAGACATTCCAGGCCGGAGACACCATCCGTCTGCGCGCTGCCGGCGGCGGCGGCACCGCCTTCACCGAGGCCTTCCGCTACATCAAGCGGCACCACTCCGACGCTACCGCCATCATCTTTCTCACCGACCTCTGCACCTACGATTTCGGCGAGAAGCCGGAGGCGCCCGTCATTTGGGCGCATACCGGCACCAAGCAGGCCTTCGACCAGTGGGCGCCCCGCGTCCCGTTCGGCGAAGTGATCCGCATCGAACCGTAACCCACCACAACAGGAGACCACGATGAACGTCACCGTGAACATCGCGGTGGACGGCACCCCTTTGGCCGTTCACCACTTCCCTTCGCTCCCCATTCCCGACGCCGGCGGCCGCCAGGTCCACGGCGTCACGACCTACACCTCGGCGGAGACCGAGGCCGCCCTCTGCGCGTGGGAATGGATCCTCGAAAACCGCGAGACCAAGTTCGCCGCCGACTTCGACGCTGCAGGAACATCCGGCATGCGCATGGTCGCTCAGCAGGCCGGCCGCATCATCCATGCCGTGTGGGAGAAGCTCGAAGGCGACCAGCACTATCACGGCGCCTTCGATTTCGATTTCGCGCCGGCCGTCCTCGAAAACCTCCCGTGGGACCGTGTCATCGAGAACAACCGCTACGGCGACGGGCGCTACTCCCCGACCGTCCCCGCCCTCGCCTTCATCGTCTGGTCCCAAGAGCGCGCGAACTTCGAGCACTGGCGCCAATCCCGCCGCTTCTGGACCACGCTGGCCACAGCCTACTCCGCCGCCGCGTTCAACTGCGCTCTCGAACTGGACCCGGCACAGACGCTCCGCGCCTTCAAGGCCGGCGAAGCACCCACCGATTTCGTCACCGGGCTTGCTGAGCGGCAAGGCTTGGCGGCCTGCCCTATCGTGGCGCTGTGACACCCGTGACGTTTCGTCCGCCACCTCGCAGTTTCTGGGACGGTGACCTGACCTTTCTTAAGCGGCTCCCGCAACCCGGATTGCTCGAGTTCACCGTCCAGTCCTTTGGCCGCGCTTGGTGCATCGCGGCATATGCGATCCACCTGCGAGAATTCTATTGCCTCACCCTCTACGACGACACGCCCCTCAGTGAAGAGGTGAGCCGTGAGGTTTGGGCGCGAGCACCACCGGAGGTCAAAGCCCAATGCGCCGCCGCTTCCGTCGCGGCGGCGCACCGATAACCCGCAACCATGCACAGAAAGGAGACCATATGTGCGCACTTGCTCTGCCGGTTCCGACCAGCGCCTCGCTTGACTATCGCCGCTTCGGTCGCGCCATCGAAAACGTCACGAAGGTGGTGCCGAGGAAGGCCACCATCCCGATCCTGGGCGCGGCGCTGATCACCGCCGTGAAGGGCGGCGTCGTCGTCACCGGGACCGACCTCGATGTCCAGACCTCGACCTTCGTTCCGGGCCGTGTCTCGCCGGACTTCAAGATCATGGTCGATGCCCATCGCCTGCAGCCGGCCTTGGCGAAGGTCCCGTTCGCTCAGTCCCTCGACTTCATCAGGCACGACGACCACACCGTCTGCATGTTCGGCAGAACTAAGCTCCAGCTTGTGCCGGGCGATGATGTCGATCAGTTCCCGGTCTTCTCCCGCGCCGACGGACTGAAGGCGACGAACTGCCGCTTCACGCTCGACACGAGCGAGTTGCGGAAAGCACTGGACACCGTCCGGTTCGCCATCTCCACCGATGCCACCCGCTACTACCTGAACGGCGTGTTCCTGAAATACGACGCCGACCAGGAGCGCTTGATGTTCGTCACCACCGACGGGCACCGGCTGGCGGCCTATGCCGTCGATCCGCCGGCGGGCTGCGAAGCCATGCACGAAGCTGGCGCAATCATCCCCGCCGCGACGGTCAAGGAAGTCCTCCGGCTCGCCAGCCGCAAGGACGCCCCGCCCGTGGTCGACATCGCTGTGTCCGGCGATGCCGTGCTGTTCTGCCTGGGCGACGAGCAGATCGAATCCAAGCTCGTTGACGGCTCGTTCCCGGACTACCAGCGCGTCTTCCCCGCCAACCTCGATCGCAGGGCGCTCTTCGTGACGGCCGCGCTCCGTGAGGCCGTCGACCGCGTTGCCTCCGTCTCGGACATCAAGCAGGCGCCGATCGCAATCGATATCGGCCGCGAGGTCGCCGAGCTCACCTGCGCATCGGAAGGTTTTGGCATAGGCAGCACGGACCTGCCCTGCCTCGCCAATGAGCCGTTCAAGGTCGCGTTCTCTGCCACCTACCTTGCCGACATCCTCGAACGGATCGCCGGCCAGGTCTCCCTCGAAATCAACGAAGCGGCCAATGGCGCGGGCCTCTTCCTCGACCAGAAGGAACCGAATGTCCGGTTCCTCCTCATGCCCCGTCGCGCCTAAGAGGATATCCCCATGATGAAGAAGCAGCCCAAGCCCGATGACATCCTCATCGGGATGAAGATCCGTGCGCGCCGTGTCGCGATCGGCATGAGCCAGGAGAAGCTTGGCGAGGCCGTCGGCGTCACCTTCCAGCAGATCCAGAAGTACGAGAAGGGCACCAACCGCGTCGGCGGCAGCCGGTTGATGCAGATCGCTGCTGCCCTGAAGACCACGGCACCGAACCTGATGCCGCTGGAGAACGCGGAGCCCGTCACCGAGGACGCCGGCCCCTCCGTCTACGCCATCCGCCTCGCCATCCAGATCGAGAACCTCCCCGACAAGCACCGCGCTGTCGTGTCCGATCTGGTGCGCGTCCTCTCCAACGAAGTCACGGCAACCGCCGCGGCTGCAGCATAAGGAAAGAGCTATGCACGAGTTTCAGCAGCTCTCCACCACCATCGACCGGCTCATCATCGACGAGAAGAATGTCCGTAAAAACCGGGAGAAGGACTCGATCGAAGCAATGAAGGCCTCGATCCTCGCCAATGGCATCATCCAGCCGATCGCAGTCCGCCCGCCGGCGGTATCGGACGCCGACCTCGAAGGGGCTCGCTACCGAACCTTCGGTGGCGGCCGCCGGTTCCTTGCGGTGCAGTCTCTCGTATCCGAAGGCTTAGTTCCGGCCGACTACCCGGTCCCGATCATCATTCGCGATGTCGATGACCATAAGGCCGAAGAGTTGAGCCTTGCGGAAAACATCATCCGTAGAGGCATGTCGCCGCTCGACGAATTTCGGGCGTTCAAGGATCTGATCGACGGCGGCGCAACGATCGAAGAGATCGCGTTGCGCTTCGGCCAGACCGAGAAGTTCGTGCGGGGCAGGCTGGCGCTGGCGAACGTCCACCCGGATCTACTCGCCGCGTTCGAGGCAGAGGAAATGGACTTCTCCACCCTCGCCGCCTTCACCCTGGAGCCGGAGCAAGAGCGCCAGCTCGAAGTCTGGTCCGGCCTCTACCGCTACGACCGTAACGCCCGCCAAGTTCGCTATCTGCTCAGCAAGGACTCGGTGAAAGGCGATAGCCGGATAGCGAAGTTCGTCGGCCGAGATGCCTACCAGGCTGCCGGCGGCCCGGTCCGCTCAGACCTCTTCACCGACGATGAAACCTGGGAGGACACCGCTCTTGTCGAGAAGCTGGCGGCGCAGCGGCTCGAAGACCTCAAGACTGAGGCTCTCAACGAGGGCTGGGCATTCATCGTCACCGCATCGGAGAGCGGCAAATCCTACTGGGACTATGCGCGCTACCAGCCGGAGGCCCAGTACACCGATGCGGAAGCCGCTCGCTCCAGCCAGCTCGAGAAGATCCTGAACTCCGAGGGCGAGACCATTGATGAAGCCGAGTTTGAAAAGCTGGAGGCGGAATACGAGGCCCTGCAAAAGCGGCCGGGAGAATTCACCTCCGAGCAGCGAGCGACATCCGGCGTGTTCATCGATGACAAGCAGTACGAGGTGACCTACGGCATCTACGAGCGCGGCAAGGAGACGGGCAGTGGCTCCGTCTCCGGCTCTGGCGGCGCGAAGGAAGAGGAGGACCCGTTTGCCATCTCGAAGGCGACGAAGTCGCTCCTCGCGAAGGCCGTGACGGACGCCGTCCGAAAGCGTGTCCAGACCCACTCTCCTACGGCCCTCGCCTTCGTCGTCACCATGCTCGACATGTCGGTGAACGCGCCGGGCGGCTACGGCAACGCCAAACCTTCCCGCATCACGGTCACCCGGGAGATCGGCCATCGCACCGATGAAGCGTCCGACGACAAGTTCCTGACCCGCTTCAAACGGTTCTCGAAGATGAAGCCTGACGCACTCGGTGCCAAGCTGGCCGAGCTGGCATCGCAGACCGTGGATGTCACTGAAGAATGGCTCTCCGGCTCCCACGGCTATGTCGCCGACGAGGCGCGCGAGGACATACAGACCGGCCTCCTTGCGACCATGAAGCTCGATCCGCTGGAGCACTTCGACGCAGAGCTCTACTTCAAGGGCCTGAAGAAGCAGCAGATCGCCGCCGCCTATCTGGAGATGACAGGCACGGAACTGGCCGATGGCAAGAAGGGCGAGATGGTGGATCTCGCCGCTGCCACGGCGCAGGAAAAGAAATGGCTGCCGAACCTGCTTCGCGCGGGCGTCTACCACTTCAAGCAATAGCCGGGCCTTCCGGCTCAGACCTCAAAGGGCTGGCGTTCGCGCCGGCCCTTTTCTTTTCGCGGGCCGGTGGTCGGCTCGCGGCACCAAGGGGAAAGGAACCCTCACATGAAAATCGCATACCTCACTCTCGTCGCGGCCGCTGGCATCGCCATGGTCTCGGCGAGCCACGCCAGCGCGGAGCCGATCCGGCTTTGCACCGGAAGCCAGAGCGGCAACTACTATGCAGCCGGCGCCATGATCGCAAAGATGGCCGGGAGCCCGGCCGAGGTCGAGGTGGTCGAAAGCGCCGGCACGATCGACAGCATGGAGCGCATGCTCGACACCCCGGCGAGCGACCCGAAGGCGTGTGATGCGATGATCGGCCAGCCGGACGGCCCGGTCTACCTCGCCCGCCAGTCCCAGGCGAAGGCGCGCAAGCTCCTGCAGGTGGGCTCTCTCCACCGGGAATATCTGCATGTGCTGTGCAACAAGGCGAGCGGCGTGGATGACCTCGGCGACCTCGAAGGCGACCCGGACAAGTACCGCATCGCCATCGGCGAGCCGGGCTCCGGCGCCTGGGTGATCTGGCAGAACCTCACGGCCGAGGACGAGGACTATGCAGCCGTCCCGGTTTCCAACGACAGCGACATCCTCGCGCTCAACTCCGTATCGAACGGCGACACCACCTGCATGCTGGTCCCGGCCGGCCTGAAGAACGGCGTCGTCAACGAGGCGGACGCCACGTTCGGCGATACCATCGCTCTCGTCGGAGCCAACGACCGCGACTTCGACGATGCCGTCGATATCAAGGGCAACCCGCTCTACGAGTACGCCAAGATCCCGGGCGAGGCATATCCGCTCTCCTTCGATTATTGGTCGGACGTGAGCACGATCAGCTGGCCGGCTGGTGTCTACGTCAACACGGATCGCCTCAAGGACAAGGCGTTGCTGAAGGCCTTCGTCACCGCCGTGGCGCGCGCCGCCCCCGGTATCAAGGCGGAGTTCGGCAAGTGAAGAAGCTCGTCGACAAGATCCGCGAGCATCTCGCCACGATCCTCGTGACCATCGCCGGCCTGCTCGTCTTGATGCAGATCGCGGCAGGTTTCATCGGCGACGTCGTCATCGGCTGCATGCTGGTCGGCCTCGTATGGGCCGCCCAGCGGGTCGCGCCAAAGGGCTGACAATCCATGCCGGCGCCCATCCACGGCGCCGGCCCCTTCAACAGACAAGTATGGAGGAGCACATGGGCTCCCAGGACACACGGATCGTGGTATTCCGCCACGCCGGGCATTCCTACGTGCAGAAGAAGCAAGGTGGTGGCTATCACAATGCCGGCCTCACCGGCTACGGCTACACAGCTCACATCAACGGCAAGGCCTGCACCGATTTCCCGGATGCAATAGGAGACGAGAACTTCGTTGATGTTGTGGGCGATATCACCTCGATTGCCGCGCACTACCCACAGCGAAAGGTGATTACCCATTACGTCCCTCGACCCGAGTTCACCGACACGGTGAAGGGCCCGTTGAGTATTGCAGAATACTCCGCGCTGAACGAGGATCGGCGCGAGGTGATCTACCAGCCGGCCTACCGGATGGAAGACGTTCCGCCACGGCCGATGGAATACGTGGTCTACGAAGTCGATGCCGCACCGCGGAAGTTCCCGCCTGGCGTCATGATCACGGTTCCCGATTACCTCCGGCGTTACCGAAACGTCTGGCACACGCTGCCCTGCTTCATGGAGAAGAAGGAACTGTTCACCCGGCTGGCCGATGCGGTCGTCGCGGAAACAAAGAACCGTTCGCACTTCAAGGTCGGCGATCACCGCAATATCGGCTCCCTATCCGTCGATGCCGCTGTGAAGGTGCAGGGCTTCCCCCAGGAATTCAGTTTCCGAATCCTCCGCTGGGGGCTGACCAACGACTACGGCAACACGATCGTACCGCAAATCCAGGGGGACAACTTGGATGATCTCCTCGCCAAGGTTGGCGCCTGGATCGGAGAACAGGTCGAGCGCGTGCGCCTCGTTCACTCCCCGGTCAATTGCCCGTGCTGCGGCAGGAAACTGCCGAAAGACACCAAGGTCGTCGTCGCCGCAGGCAGGAGATAGTCAATGCGAACACCGGACCCCGCGCAACTGCGCAACCAGTGCGAAATATTTAACAGCCGATATCCGATCGGCACCAAAGTCGCCGTCCGCAAGGACGACGGCGAGGCCTTCATCACCAAGACCCGCTCGAAAGCCGATGTCATTTCCGGGCATACGGCTGCCATCTGGTTGGAGGGCCTCACCGGCTGCTCCGTGCTCGACCGTGTTTCTCCCATTAAATCGCAGGGCTGCGGCAAGCCCCCCAAGCTGCCCCGCATGGATCGCGACCTCTTGGGGAAGATCATCGATGACGTCTTTGACGGAGCGATTGAGGACGCCTCGGTCATCGAAGACATCTATGCCTCCATCGCCAGACACGCTTCACTGCCGCTCTCAGGTCAGGAAGGAGGGACCGGCGCCACGCACCGTCACAGGAAACGCGGTACGGAATACGTGCTGCTCGGCGTCGGCAGAATGCAGACCGAGAGATGGGAGGATGTGACCTATCGCAACCAGGTAACGTCGGTCGATATGCGCGAGGTCGCAATCTATCGCTCCATCGAGGACGGGTCGCTGTGGGCCCGTCCTCGCGAAGAGTTCGAGGATGGTCGGTTCGAGGCGATCTCCACTTGCGTGCACGACTGGTTCGACTGCTCGAACGCCGCCGGTCCTCCGCCTGCGAAGTCCTGCCGAAAATGCGGGTGGACGTGCGGAGATGATGAATCGCGCGGCGTCTTCATCGTGTGGCCCTGGCTGCAGAACAGCCACGGTGAGATTGGAGGCGGCCATGGATGACGCCGGCATCATTCGCATCCTCAAATGCGCGGAGGCCGCCGTCTCCTTCCCGGACTTCAAATCGGACGAGGAGAGAAACCAATGGGCGCTCACCCATCTGGGGCAGTACACGTTCCGCGAAGTTGATACGGCCCGGAAGATCATCGACCTGCTCGAAAAGCTCGATGGCTGACCGCCTCTCCTGCTGCGTTCCCTTCTGCCGGCGCACCGTCGACCGGCAGAAGCTCGACGCCGGCCACAACGAGTGGCTCTGCCACATTCACTGGAAGCTTGTGCCTGCCCGCCTCAAGCGGCGCCGGGCCAAGCTCCGCCGCCTTGCGAAGCGGACGGGTGATCCCGCCCGCCTCGCCCGTATCCACCGCGCCGACGATGCCGCCTGGGCGGCATGCAGAGCCAAAGCAATCGAAGGAGCCGCCGGCCTATGAGGTATGCTGTCAAAGCCCGCGAAGTCGGAAAGAAGAAGTGGAAGTTCATTGCGCCTAACGGTGCGCTTAGCTCGCTCCGGATCTACGCCTCCCGCTGGGCAGAGAAGGAGAAGGCCGAGAATTTCATCGCCGTCAACGCTGGCGAGAACCCGGGATGGGAATTCAAGGTTGTCGATATGGGAGGCGACGGTGGATGACGAGGATCTAGCCGCCGCCTTCCACGCCCACAAGGAAGGGCAGACCAAATTCACCCGTCGCATGGCGATCGACATGGCGGACTTTTTCGACCTCTCGGTGCGGCAGTTGGTCTGCCGCCTCGAAACCCTTGGCCTTGTAAAGCGAGGCACTTGGGATTGGTTCGTCGCCAATGGCGGCTTCACCAAAGAGCACTACGAGCAGGCCCGCAGCGACCGACATCCGGTCTAGCCGGCCGGCACCACCGCAATTATGCGCTCCCAGGAGACCACCTCATGCCCCCCATTACCAACGTCGCCCTCACCGGCGATGTCGTGGCGCTTGTCAATGCAGACGCGCCCGTTGCCATTGGCGTGTCTGGCGGCAAGGACAGCCAGGCGGCCGCCCTCGCTACGTTTCAACATCTGGATATCGTCGGCCACGCCGGCGAACGCATTCTCATCCATGCCGATCTCGGTTCAGTCGAATGGAACGACAGCTTCCGCATCTGCGAAGAGCTTGCCGGCCACCTGAAATGCGGCCTCGTCGTGGTCCGCCGAAAAGCCGGTGGCCTGATGGAGCGTTGGGAAAGCCGCTGGTTGTCCAGCATGACCCGTTACGAGACACTGAGCACCGTGACGTTGGTACCCTGCTGGTCGACACCCGACATGCGGTTCTGCACCTCCGAGCAGAAGACCCACGTCATCATCGCCGAACTCAAGCGGCGCTTCAGAGGCAAGCAGGTCCTGAATGTGACCGGCGTGCGCCGGGAGGAAAGCCGCAATCGGTCCAGGATGTCCGTTGCGGATGCCGATGCCACCGGCAGGATCATGAACTGGCGCCCGATCATCGACCTTACCGTCGACGAGGTTTTCGCCCTCATTGACGCGTCTGGCCTCCACCCTCACCCGGCATACCGGGTCTTCGGTATGAGCCGCGTCTCTTGCCGCTTCTGCATCATGTCAGCGCTCGGCGACCTTATCGCGGCAACCGGCCAGTCCGAGAGCCACGACCTCTACCGGAACATGGTTGCGCTGGAGATCGCCAGCGGCTTCGCATTCCAAGGAGCACGGTGGCTCGGCGATGTCGCCCCGCACCTCCTCACCAGCAAAGGCCGAGACGGCTTGGCGATGGCAAAGGAAAAGGCCCGCCGCCGATCCGAGATCGAAAAGCGGATCACCAGGCGCATGCTCTACGTGAAGGGCTGGCCGACACGGATGCTCACCAACAACGAGGCCGACATTCTCGCCCGAGCCCGCAGCGAGGTCACCGAACTCTATGGCTTCCAGTCACGCCACCTCACACCGGACAGCGTCCGCGAACGCTATGCCGAATTGCTCGCGCAGAAGCAGCAGAAGGCGAGCCAGCCATGAGCACCCAACACCTCAAGACAATCTCGAAGCTATTCGAATCCCTGCGATATCGGCACGACCTATACACGGTCTTCTCGGATTGGTGCGCGTGCGCGGCGATCGCCATCAGCAACGCCATCGATGTTCGCCAGCGCGAAGCGAGGGAGGCTCGCTACCTTGACATCGTCCGCCGCTATCAGAAGGACGAACTTGCAATCTTCCCACAGATCCTCGGGGAAGTGACGATGGCGCTGGAGACCGCGCCGCAGGATATCCTCGGCGCCACGTTCCACGAATTGGAGTTGCACAACAAGGCGCGCGGCCAGTTCTTCACGCCTTACGAGCTTTGCCTCATGATGGCGAAGATCAACATCGGCGGCTTCGACGACCTTCAAAAGGTCATCAATGCGCACGGCTACGTCACCGCGCACGAGCCTGCTGTGGGCGCAGGGGCAACGATTATCGCCCTCGCAGAAGCGATCAAAGACCTGGGCATCAACTATCAAAGGAAGCTGCATGTGGTGGCGGTCGATGTTGACCCGCGAGCCGTCCACATGGCCTATATCCAGTTCTCTCTCCTCCACATACCCGCGCAGGTCATCGTCGGCGACACGCTTCGAATGGAGTTTCGCGAGGACTGGTTCACGCCGGCGCATATCCTTGGCTTCTGGTCGGGCCGTCTGGCGGCGAAACAGGTGGCGCAGCCCGACGCCAAACCCGAAGTTCCGGACGCCGCTGTCACTCCGCCAGCGAAGAAGGTAAAGATCCGAAGCACGGCTGGCCTTCCGCTATTCGATTTCAGCGATTGAGCTTTTCGATCACCACTTTAACCGTGCAGTAATCAAGGATGGGAAATATGTCCGTCACGCTCGCCGCGCCACCGCGGCCCACCCTAACGATGAAGACCGCAACGGACATGAAGCCAGCCTCCCGCCGCATCTGCCGGGCCGTGCCGAAAGGCGACAAGTTCGTCGCCGAGTACGCAATGCCCGGCCTTGTGCCAGAGTATGTGCAAGTCGGCGGTGCGGTGAAGAAGTTCGAGACTGCCGAGGCGGCGGAGATCGCTGCACTCAAGGCGTTCGCCTCGCTCTACGACAGCCGGACGCTCGATACCCGGAAGAACAAGGGCTATGTCCGGATGACCGGCGCCGAACTGGCGCTTGCCCTGGATGAACTGAACGTCACGCCGACGTTCTTTGCCGAGCTGACCGGCTTCCCGCAGTCGCGGGTCATGGGGTGGATCGACGGAGTGCAGGACATCCCGCACTCCGTCTACCTCGTCATTCACCTGATGCGGTTCAATCCTGAGAAGATGATCGACCGCGCCGAAGATCTTCTTGATCGAGTTGAGGACGCCACGTCTCGTCCCGGTAGGACCTGATCGGCCCGCCGCCGGCACGTCCCTTCTTCCATTCCTCATGGTTCCAGCGATGCTGGACGCTATTGTCGTCGAGATAGCCGAGCGATGCTGCCGCCACGTCGAGCGACAAGTGCAGGAGGGTGAGCATCTTCTCGTGCGGCATCGGGTCAGCCTGGGCGATTTCGCGCGGCCGAGGATCTCGGAACGCATCGTGGCAAACCACGTCCTCCAGAAGATCGGCGAGATTGGCCTCGCCCCAAGCACCGAGCTGCTCCCGCATCCGCCGAAGCTTCCCCATGCAGTCCAGCTGATACCCGCGGATTTCGCCCGGCCCAAAGCCACCACCGCCACCCTCCTTGTCGAGCGCGGGCGAGCGCATCGTCTTGACCTGGGCGCCATCGATAAGCTCCCGCAGCTTGAGCGCCGTATGATAGCGGATCCCGAGCATTCCCTTGCTGTCTCGATCAGTGGTCATTTCCCGAGCGGCAACCAGTTTCTCTACCAGCCCTGCATCCGGGTTCACGATGGCCATCTTGCCGTTGACAATCACGAGCCGCTGGCTTCCTGCGATCTCCATGTCGTCAATCTCGGTGCTGTTGAAAACTCGCTCGCACCGGTCGTAGAAGCGCCTGCGCATTTCCTCGGCCGCAGGTTCTCGCCCATAAAATGCGATCAGCGGCAACGCGCCGCCGGTCAAATGCTCCCCGGTCTGAACCTTCCGAAGCCGTTCCTTCAACGCCTTTCCTGCGCTCATGTCTCTCTCCTCTTCACCTGCCGGCTGCGAAGCTGCAGCGGGGTCAGCGACACCCGGTCGAGCAATCCGCCATCGATGGGCTTTCCGTCGTCGCCGTACCGGGTCATCATCAGCTCAGCGATGGCGACCCGGCGCTCTTCGATGTTCATTGCGGAGCGATTGGGGTAAGGGGACCGATTGACGAGACCGGCCACCTGTTTCTTCCGCCGCCCGATAACCTGCCCAACGGCGCTCTCGGAGTGACCGACGAGCCAGAGCACCCAGGCGATCAAGAGTTCCTTCTCGGTGTAGTTAGCCACGGACAGGCCTCCGGTTCGTGACGACGGTGATCTGCCGGGTTCGCCCCTTCTGCTTGACGATTCGGAACACGGCGTTGACGGCCGCCGCCGTGTGTCCGGCTATTTCTCCGTCACGCTCATAATGCCCATTGACGAAGGCGCAGAGATTCGTGAGGAGCGCTTCGGCGGCCGCGGCCCGGGCGACGAAGACGATGGGCTTTCCCTTTTTGCCGACGAGCGGACGCATAGCCCCGTCGCGAGCGGTGCGCATCTTGGCGACAAACCCGTTGCCCTTCGGCTCGATCTCGTAATCAAAGTCGTTCATCAGTTGTAGACCTCGTGGAATGTGGGTTCGTCGGTGAAGAGGCTGTTTTGCTTGGGGGCCACGTCCTGGTCCTCGAAGCGGGTGAGCCGGCCGTTCCAATTAAAGATCCGGCGATCTCGCCCCGGGCCCAATCGGTCCTTCAACTTGTAGACTTCGATTTTCCCTTTATTGACGATCAGCTTCCCGTCGTATTCCTCCTGCTTGTTCTTCGTTTTCGGAGGATTCTTCGTTAGCCAGGCATGGCGATTGAAGTTGGCCAGCATCATGTCGGCATGCTCTTCCAGCGCACCGCCGTAGAAGTCCTCCATCTCCGGTTCTGGATTGTCCTCGCGCGAGCGCGCGTCCTTGGTGAACTGGCAGAGCGCAATGATCGCGCAGTCGAGTTCCTTTGCGAGGGCCTTCAGCGTGCCGCCGTTCTTGTAGACGATCTCCGGCCCGCTCAGCCGGCCAGCATTGGCCCGGCCGAGCAGCTTCATGTGGTCGACCAGCAGAAGCCGGAGCCCATGCTTGCGCTTGTGCGCCCTCGCCCGCATCGCAAGCTGCTCCATGGTCATTTCGCCGCGGCAGATCAGACGAAGCGGGACCTCCCGCACTTCCTTGCGAACGTCGAGGATCTTGCCCAGCTGCTCCTCGGTCAGGCCGAGCATGGCATCGCGTGCCGTGACACCGGTGCGGCCAGACAGCGCGCGGGTGACGAGCGACCGGTTGTCCATTTCCAGTTCAAAGAACGTGGTGGGCTCACCATCCATTTCGGCGGAGAAAATTGCCTGCTGCGCGGCGATTGCCGTTTTGCCCCCGCCCGGTCCGCCTCCCCAGAGGATGAGCGATGACGTGGGGATGAACCCGATCATTTCCGTCAGGCCGGCAAGGCAAGGCCGCAGCGCGAGGCTGGTCTGATTCTGCTCGAGCTGCACGTTCGCCCGCTCGAACACCTCGTCGAGCGATGACGCGAGAGTATGCTCCTTCTCGATGGTGCTGGCCCGGGAGATGTCCGCCATGCGCTGCGCAGTGCGCTCGATCAAATCGTTCGGGTCGAGCCGAAGGTCACCAACCGATTTCAGGATACTGTTCGCCAAGCTCTCCAGGCGCCGGCGCGCCGACAAAGAGAGCAGCTCGTCGAGATATTGCGGCAGCTTGGCCTGCAGCATCTCCTCGCGGGCCGCGAGGTGGAGCAGCATGGAGATATAGCCGTCTGCATCCTGCCCATCGGAGATCTTCCCGACGCGCCCGCTTACGATTGCCGGCGAAATGACCTTGCCAACCGTGGCAAGCTCGCTGACCACCGCATAGATTTTCTTGTGATCGTCGGTGGAGAATACCTCCATCGACAGGCTGTCCGCCAATTCCCAGAACGAATCCTCGCTCTGCAAGATCGCCCCCAAGACGATCTTTTCGACCTGCGTATTACCAATAACGCTGTTCGTCATCCCGCTTCTTCTTTGCTGTCTGCCACACATCAAGCCAATCGTCGGGGGCCGGCGACGGGTAGATGCCTACCTCGACGCCAACGGCCCTTGCCCGCGACTGGAGAGTTTCTGCTGCCCGGATGCCCGGCGGCGTCATCACGTCGCCGGTGCGCTTGTTGAGCCGGTGGTGGTCGCCATCGGCATAGATCTGCAGACGGCGAACGCCGGCCGGGATCTGAAAATTCTGCATTCCTGAGGTCGACAAGGTCGCCCAGACGGATGCTTCGGATTGGAGGAGCGCCATGACGGCGGTCGCGGTCTCAATGCCCTCGGCGAGACGCAGCGTTTCGGTGACCGGCCCGAGCCGCACCGCGCCGCCCGACGCAGGGCCGAAGCCAAGCTTGATCTTTTTTCCGTCCGCGTTCGTCAGGGCCTGCCCCTCGGCCGAGAGGAAGATGCGCCAGACGGCGGTGACACGGCGATCCGGCGCCTGGACTGCGCCGATCAGAGCCGGGAAGCGCCGCCGATGGAATTCGAGCGGGATGTCTTGGTTGGTGGGCATCAGGAGCCCGGGGTGAAACCGGAGCGATTGCGGCCACACGGGCACCCGGAGGTCGGAAAGCTCAATGGAGCGGCCGTTCAGGTAGGTTTCCGCAAGGGTGCCGGCGATCGGCTGGGCGGCCTTCCAGAGCCACCGCGCGTTATCAGCCTTCTCTTCTTCCTCCCGGCGCTGATCGGCGGCGCGGCGGTCCGCGTCCACCTTGCGCCGCTGCTCCGCCGCCTCTCGCTTGCGCTTCTCGGCCGCTGATTCTTCTCGACCGCCCGGCAGCGAAACGCCGGCGAGGGATGCAACTATTTCGACCGCCCGTGGAAACGACACGCCGTCAAGCTCGGTTAGGAACCGGAAGTGATCGCCGCTCGCGCCGCAGCCGAAGCAATGGTATCGGCCCTTCCGAACCTCGCAGTGGAAGGACGGCCGGCTTTCGCCATGGAACGGGCAGCAGCCCCAGTAATCGCCACGCGAGACGTTCGTCTTCTTCCGGTCCCACGCCACCCGTGTCCCAACGACATCGGCAATCGACACACGGTCCCGGAGGTCGGCAAGAAACTGATCGGAGAAACGCATCAGGTCCAGCCTTTGCCTTGGATGTTCAGGCTCCAGCCATGGTCATCAAGCCGGACAAGGCGCGCCCCACATCGGCAAAGAGGGAACCGCTCCCCATCCCGGAAACGCATTCCGGCTTGCAACGGCGCAAAGTCGCAAGCTTTGGTCATCTGGCCGGCCACCATGGAATTTTCGACTACCGCTGCAGCGTGCCCTGCCTCGCAGAGCAGCACCGCTCCGCGCGGAAGCAGGGCGTTGGGGTCATCGAGATCCATCTGGCGCAGTTCGAGCCATCCTGTTGCCTGATCGACAATCTCCCTGGGTTCAAAACGCGCCATCAGAGGAAGCTCTCCTGCTGATAGGATCGCCCCTTGTCGAAGGCGTAGGTCGGCTCGTGCTCGATGCGCAGGTAGTCGAGCATGCACAGAGCTTCGGCCTCGTCCTCGGTGTTGTAGGACCAGCCGTTGCGGTCGCAGTATTTCTTGGCTTCGACCTTGAACCATTTCGACCGGGCGTTCTGGTCAAGGTTCAGGTTCTTCGGCGTGTAGACCTTGCCGTGCGTCTTGGAACGCCACGTCTGGATTGCGATCAGCTGAGGCTCGCGCAGCGCCAGCGAATGGCAGACAGTCTGTGCAATTGAGGTCCACCCGGAAGAGAAAAGGACCTGCTGCGCGTCAACCTTGTTGTCTTCGCCATGACCGACGATGGTCATCAACTCTATGCCGATAAGCGGGTCTGGGAGGCCGGCGAGGACGCGCCGCAGGCTCTGCGAGAATTCGAAGAAGGTCGCGCCTGCACTGGGGTCCCGGAAGCGCCAAGTGCCATGGCGAAGGTTCTTGCCACCGGGCAAACAAGATGCCCAACCGCATGTCCGGCCTGGGTCGAAGACGAAGTAGGATCCGGGGATGTCCATGGATGCTCCAGTCAGGAAAGCCAGTTGAGGCCGTCGGCCGTAGGCGCGTGCCGGTCCCAGACGATCCAAACGAAATCGGGGTTGCCGCCAGTGGCCTTGCCACCGGCTTCAAGGAACTCGCCGGGAGGGCACGACGGGCGCGGCGTCACGAAGTGAACGCGGGACGGCTTGTGGTCGCGGTAGAGGCCGGTCGCCCGGCCCTCGCCGAAGAGGAAGCGTGCCTCGGTGAACGCGCAGACCTTCCCGCTCGTGACCGAGATTGCCTTTCGGATGAAGAACTCGGTGCCCTCGCCGCGGAAGAACGGCGGGTTCATGACAATGTTGGCCCGCTTGCGCCGGCAGGTGCGGAAGTCGCTCAGGCCGGTGAACCACGGTGCACCGCCCGTCCGGTCAACGACATCCGAGCCTGTGGCCTGATAGCCGCAGCGCAGGAGGGCGGTGACGATATTGCCGCCACCGCACGACGGATCGTGAACCGGCCCGTCGAAATCCTCATGCTGGCAAAGCTGCTCAGTGCACCGGGTCGGCTCCACATACCAATCCCGGTCGCCGCGCTCCCAGATGTGGGAGTTGCGCTCTCTCAGCTTTCCCAATTCGCCCCCCATATTGCCCGCATGACGTTGCGTTCCATGCGGTCGAGCGCGAGGTTCAGCCGGCGTTGGCACCAGATCAGAAGGTACTTCGTCGGCTCCCCAGGGCGCGGGGATGTGATCAGCCGGAGGAACTGCTTCACGGGAAGACTGCCCTTCGTCAGATTGCACGGGCTGCATGCGACGACGATGTTGCTGTCGAGATTGGACCGCCCTTGGAGCGCGGGATCACATGGTCCCGCGTTGCCTGTTTCATGGTCAGCCGGTCGAGGCAGTACTTGCAGCGACCGTTCTGCTTCCGCAGCACCGATGCGCGCTGCTCTCGGTCAAAGGCTCTTTCGAGCCTCAGGTCTCGATAGTGCCACCCAGACATAGATCAGGCGCCTTCCTGCTCGACGGCGTCCTTAAGCTCCTGATTGATGAAGGACGTGCCATCGTTGAACCCGCGCTGCCAGGCCTGCCCCTTGTCCGAACCGACATCGTAGGGATTACGGTTGTCCTTCCGCAGCTTTCCAACGGTGTACCCTTCTTCGAAGGCCTTCTCCGTCTCGGAGTAAGGGTCGTCATCGAGCAGAGACAGCTGACGGCCAACGGGGTGCCCCATGAGCAACGCGATGCGCTTCTTCATTTCGATGTCAGCGAGCACTTCGCCGATATCCTTGTCCTGAAGCCACTTCGCATACTCGAAGTGCTTCTTCGTCCAGCCGATATCCTTCAGGCGATTGTAAACGGCGCCCTGATCGGCCCGGATGCCGGCACCCTTCGATTCGAGCTCCTTCAACTGGGTGAAGGCCTTGAGGAACTGCTGATCCTCATAGATCTCCTGCGAATTATGCTCTGCACCTGCCATATTCATGCTCCCTTTCGGTTAGAGGGCGAGGCGCCGGCGCGCTTCCGCGACCGGGATGCCTGTCTTGAGAAGTTCGATGTATTCCGCCTGCTTTTCGGGCGGCACGGAGAAGCCCCGGCGATAGTCGGCGGCGGCGCGGACGCGGCCCTCAACAGAGTGATCGACGGGCGCTGGCTCCGGCTTGAGCAATGCCGGGCGGGCAGACGGGATATGGTTCCGGAGCTGCCGGAGACGGTACCGGCAATAGGACGAGGTCAGTCCAAAATGGTTGGCGAGCGCCTGCCCCTTTAGCTCCTGCGAAACCCGCAAAAGTTCTTCGTCGCGCTCTTTGGTCCAGAATGATCCGCGCGGCCTGCCAGTTCGGCTCATGCTGCGGCAGCCTCCGTGTGCTTGGTAATCAGCCGCTTGATCGCCTCGCTTTCGCGGTCGAAGACTGGCACCGCCGGAAGCTCAATGCCCTCCTGCTTGGCGATACCGCACAGCAGGATTACGGCCGGGCCGTCATGAAGTGCGCCGGGGTCGGCGGGGTCCTTATTCTCCAGGCGCAGGATGCTCGGCTGCGATGTCGCAAGACGACGGCCGAGATTGCGCTGGGAGAGGCGGAGGCACTGGCGGACAAACCACACTTGATCGGAAGTGAGTTTGAACTGGCTGCCGTCCTCCGCCGTGAGGATGGGGATTGCTCCGTTCGGCTTCGGCCGGCGCGGGGTTTTCATGTGGTCTCCATTCACGATTTGGAAATACGCACATGATACATAACGTGTCGATTTTGGCAACGAAATAATACGACACGTATCGCTCAAGTAGGGTACAAAAAGGAAAGGAGTATCGCCGATGAAGAACAATACAGCGGCCGAAAGGCTCAGGATTGCAAGGAAGAATGCTGGTTTTAAGAGCGCTCAGCACGCCGCGCGGGCCCTCGGAAAAAATCCGGTAACGTACACAGCGCATGAAAATGGCGGTCGCCAATTCGATACGAATGACGCGCTGTTATACGCTGCGAAGTTTAATGTTCCTCCGGAGCACCTTCTGCTCGGGGATGAACAACAACCGGGGATCGAATTCGAGGATAGCTCTTGGCCGACAAACGGCACCCCGGAACTCGATCCGCTGGTTGATGTTGACGACCTCCCGAATGAGCGTGGTGTCGCGCCGGGCGCGGTAGCGATTGCGCGATGGCAACTGCCGGAGGACTTTCTGGCCGGGATGCTACGGGTAAAACCGGCGCACGCGTGGGTGTTCACCTATCAGAGCGATTCTCAGTTCGATCCGAGCCAGCCGGGGCTTGCGACCACAATCCAACCTGGCGACCGCGTCATCATCGATGCCAGCGACCGCCGCCCTTCACCGCCGGGATTGTTCCTCGTTCATGACGGCACCGGGCTCGTCATCAATCATCTGGAGGTCACGCACTCGATGACTGACCGCAAAGCCGAAGGAACGATTCGCGTAAGTTCCCGCAATCCGCAATACGCAACCTATGAGGTATCCCCGTCCTATCTTCGTATTGTTGGACGGGTCAAAGGAAAGATCGGCCGGCTATGAGTGAAGGACAACCCACAATGGAGAGATGATGCACAACGTATCGTCTCTCCTATACACCTATAGTTTCCGTTAAACCCTTATTGTTGAATGTATATTCTTAAAGTCTTACCGATGGAGAGCTTAGAGCTTAGACATAGGAGGACTAAGCCCCGTGCTTCAAAAGCATCCGGGGTTAGCTCCCAAGTCTAGGTGACCTTACCGACCGAGCCGCTCGTCACATAGACCTGACGATCGCACCCAGCGCCGTCAGTTTCTCGCACTTCTTCGTCACCCCTGGGCGGGTAACGGCGACAAGCCCTTCGAGATTTCGGAGTGGGCCTTCCATTCTGTCGCGCCCGATGGTATGGAAAATACGCTGATACAGCGCGGGATCGCCATCGTCATTCAACCTTCCGATCCCTTATAACCCCGGCCTTTGCCCAGGCCGGGGTTTTCGTTTTTATGCTCCGTCGATACGCATCGCGTCAACTGCTGAATTTTTTATTCATTTCGTATTGACCTGTATCGATACGCTATGTATCGTCTTCATCGTGGTTGATGAAATCGGTGGTTCGAAGCATGGGCATAGCTTCTGAAAAACCAGTGGCAGAGAAGCAGGCGATCATCGCTGCATTTGCAGCATGGCACGCCGGGAAATCCCTGACCGCTGAGCAGCAGCGCCTCATTGATGAGGCGGGCGTTGCGACCCTGCGACGCCAGTTCGGGCACTACTTCTCGGCCGCCTGAGAACAAGCAACAAGATAGGACAGTTCATGAAGATCATCGGTTTCCAGGCCGAGGCGATCAAGCGCATCCGTGCGGTCAAAATTGACCCGAAGGGCAACGTGATCGAACTCACCGGCAAGAACGAGCAGGGTAAATCCTCCATCCTCGATTCCATCTGGTGGTGCTTCTCCGGGAAGAAGCCCATCGACAAGGATCCGATCCGGGCGGGCGAGGAGAAGGCTACCATCCAGATCAAGCTCGGCGACAACGGCGTCGAGAAATACACCGTCACCCGTCGGTTCAAGCGGAAGCCCGATGGCGACTTCACGACCTCCCTCGTCGTTGAGGGCGAAGATGGGTTCCGGGCATCCGATCCGCAGGACGTGCTCAACAAGCTGATCGGCGCCCTCTCCTTCGATCCCGTCGCGTTCTCGCGCATGAAGCCCGCGGACCAGATCATGGCGCTCCGGGGCCTCGTTCCGGACTTCGATTTCGAAGCTCACGACAAGCAGAACCAGGCCGACTTCCAGAAGCGGCAGGGCATCAACCGGATCATCCGCGACAATGAAGGCAGGCTCGAAAGCCTGAAATTCCCGGATGACACGCCGGACCAGCCCATCAGCTTGTCCGACCTCATGGCCGAGATGCAGGAAGGGATCGACAAGAACAAGTTGGTCGAGCGCTTCCACGCCACCACCAGCAAGCTTACGGCGGACGTCGACTTCGCGAAGGAAAGCGCGGACGCGCAGCAGCGGCAGGTGGCTGACCTCGCAGAAAAGCTGGAGACAGCACGACGCATCCTGCAGGAAAAGCGCGGCCACATCGAGGAAGCGGAAGGGGCGCTTGCCGCTCACCTTGAGCAGGCGGCGCCGGAGACAGTCGATATCGACGCCATCCGCGACCGAACCACGAGCGTCGAGGCCGTCAACGCCAATGTGCGGCGAAAGATCGAGGCGCGAGAAACCCGCGACGAAATCAAGGTGCTCACCGAGGAATCGCAGGAGCTTTCCGACGCGATCACCAAGCGCACCAATGAGGCCCGCGCCGCCATCGCGAAGGCGGACCTCGCTCTCGAAGGTCTCGAATTAACGGAGACCGACGTTCTGCTCGACGGCCACCCGTTCGCGCAGGCCTCGGATGCTCGCCGGCTCAGGGCTTCGATCGCCGTCGCCGCCGCCGCGAACCCGAGCCTCCGTGTGCTTCGTGTCCGCGACGGCTCGATCCTTGACAGCGAGGCGTGGCAGGCGCTCTCGGCCTTCGCCGACGAGAAGGACATGCAGATCTGGGTCGAGACCGTCGAATCCTCCCGCCCCACTGCCATCGTTATCGAAGACGGCATGGTCGCGGCGCACCGCGAAGCAGCGGAGTAGGCGCCATGCAGATCATCGGCAACACCGACAAGGGCTACCTCATCTCAGCAACCGAGGACGAGCTAGCCATCGCTACCGGCCACACCAATACCTACTCCGAGGGCTGGCGGAAATTCAAACGCGCCATCCCGGCATCGGATACCGCGCGCCTGCCCATCGGCACGGTCCTGAATGTCCAGGGTGTCTTCCGCTACAACGCCTCCATCGCCGCGCACGCCGACAAGGCTCGCGAATGCTCCTCGACGCTCCGCGCGCTCGCCGATCTCATCGATCGCACGACACCGGACGCGGTTATTCCGCCGGAGCCTGCCGGCGAAGAGACGGAGGCCTGAGCGATGAAGGTCACGACCGAATGGTTCAACCAATGCCGCTTCGCCGAGGAGATCAGCGCCCTTTTCCGCGCTGGTCGAGGCGACTGGGCGCCGCCGCGCGAGATCGATGCCCTCGAGCCGAATGCGGACATGCAGGTGACCGTGGTTACCGACGGCGACCGCATGATCGGCTTCGGCGTCCACTATGAGGCACCGCAGTGGCACTGCGAGTTTCTCTACCTGCTCTACGTGAAGCCGGAAGCCCGTCGTCAGGGCATCGGCAGCCTCATCGTCTCGCGTTGCGCGGAGATCGCCCGACAGAAGGGGCACACCTCCGTCAAGCTCGGCACGATGCCCACCAACGACCGGATGCACGCGCTCATGGCGCGGGCCGGCGCCACCCAGTTCGCCATCTATTATCAACTTTCAGCGTGAGGACAGCCATGCGCGGAATCCATCTCGACATGTACCGGAAGGAGGACGGCTCGTATTGCCTCCCCGACGGTATCTATTTCGGCCTGGCCGAAGACATCTACCACTCCGATAAGGCCCTCGGCTCGACGTCCATCAAGGGCCTCGCGACGAAACCGTACAAGTGGCAGCGCGATCGCATCCGCCCGAAGGATACGGAGCGCGAGCCGGAGCACCTGAAGTGGGGCCGCGCCTTCCATTGCCGCGTGCTGGAAGGCAAGGGAGAGTTCGACGAGCGGTATGCCGAACCTCCGTCTCCGGCCGACTACCCCTACCCCGCCTACTTCCACAATTCCGACCAGATCCGCGCCTTTCTCAAGGAACACGGGATGAAGGTGAGCGGCTCCAAGGCTGAGGTTTTCGCCCGCGCCCAGGAGATCGATGGTTGCCCGCGGCTCTTCGACGACGTGGTCAGCGCCTGGTGGGACGCCCACCCGAAGCACGAGGATGTCTCCAAGGCGCAGTTGATCGAGATCGAGGACGCCGTCTCCAATATGGCGCGCGACCCATCCCTGTCGGCCGTGATGACGGCAGGATCTTTGATCGACGGCGCGGCAGAACTTTCGATCTTCTACACCGACGAGCGCGGTATCCGGCGCAAGGCACGCCTCGACTACGCCATCCCCATGACCGGTGGCCGCCCTTACTCGATGGTGGTCGACCTGAAATCCTTCACGACGTTCCGCTCCGGTACCGACGAGGAAGGTGGCGTTCGCAAGGTATACGACGAATTCTATGACGTGCAGGCTGGCTACTATCGCGATGCGATCGACGCGGCCCGCCTCCTCGCAGCGAACGGGCAGGTCTTCGGTGACTGCGAGGACGGATTCCTCCGTGATTTCCTCGGTGCCCCCAAGCACGCGTTCATGTGGGTGTGGGTGATGATGCGCCGCGACAACGGGATGATCCCCGTCATCCTCGCCACCGACATCTACAGCGCGCTGATCAACCACGGCAACGACATCGCCCGTGCTGCGCTCGACACCTACCACCACCACGTCACCACCCAGGGCGCCGACCAACTGTGGACGCCGGCGCCGAAGGTGCCACGCCTGCTCGATGCCCAGTCCCTGCCCTCCTACAATCGCGGAGCCACCTATGAGCAACCAGCCGACCGCTGACGCAGCTGCGATGCTCGACGAGTTCAGGGACGACCTTACGTCCCTCCTCGCCGACAGCGGCCTTTCCTTCGACCGCCTGCGGTCTACCTTCATGATCGCCGTCCAGCAGGAGCCGGATATCCTGAAATGCACGCCGGAAAGCATCCGCCGTGAAATTTCGAAGTGTGCCGCGGATGGCCTGGTGCCGGACAGCAAGGAAGCGGTGTTGCTGGCCTACTTCGAGACCGACCGTAAAACAAACGAGAAGCGCTACGTCGCCAACTACCAGCCGATGGTCTACGGCATCATCAAACGGATGCGCGAGCTAGGCGGTGTATTCCAGATCGTTTGCCGCCTTGTCAGGGAGAACGACGATTTCGTTCTCGACGAGGCCAACCCGGATTCGCTTTCACACAAGTCGAAGCCGTTCGCGAGCAAGGAGACCCGGGGGCCGGTCGTTGGCGGCTACGTCATCTTCCGCGACGAACACCTCCGTGTGATGCACCTCGAAACGATGTCGGCTGAGGACTTCGACCAGGTGAGGGAGGCGTCCAAGGCCCCGAACTCGCCAGCGTGGACGAAGTGGGAGGACGAGATGAAGAAGAAAGCTGTGCTCCGGCGCGGCTCGAAATACATCTCAATCGACAACGATAAGATCCGCCGCCTGCTCGAGCGCCAGGACTCGATGTTCGATTTCCAGAACAATCCGCGTCAGGTCGAGCGTTTCAATCCATTCGCCGCTGGCACAATCGAAGGCACCGGCATGGCGGCGCTGCCTTCTAGTGGCCAGCAGCCGATGGAGAAGATCGTCGGTAAGCCTGAAGCGGACTTCGCTCAGACCACCTCCGACAAACGCGAGCACCCGAAGCTGCATGCGAGGCCCGACGCCTCCCCCCGGAAGGACGACCAGAAGAAGCCCCTCGCCGACAAACCGGACACATTGCCTGACGTCATGATCCCGCCGAAGGACATCGACCTTCTGACGGAAGCCGCCTCCAAAATTCTTGGCGTTGCCACGGACGAAGGCCGAGGCCCGGAAGATCGCAGGGCGAACCTTAAGCAGGTCGCGGTGAACTGGCAGGAGGCGATACCGGATCATGCCAGGGATTTCGTAAGGGCCCTCATCGCAGCCGTAGACTGGACGATCCAGCGTGACAGCCTGAGCCTTCCGTGGGCGACGGAGCTTTCCCTCACCATCCACGAGGCAAAGGAAGCGCTCGGCGTCGATAAGCTCGACCTCGCAAAATACCCGGCTCCCGAATCAACCGTACAGTCCGACGCATGAGCAGAAGGGCCGCCGGCGCGGCCCTTCCACCCCACTACCTTTGAGGATTTAACGTGGCACAGGTTTTCCATGTGGTCGACTTCGAGACCACTGACTTCGACAAGGCCAGGCTCGCCGGCAAACCGGCTGAGGTTTGCGAGACCGGCATCACGATTGTTCAGGACGGCGAAGCATCAGCGGCCATCAGCTGGTTCGTCAACCCAGGGCACCCTATCCCGCCGCAAGCGCGCGCCATCCACCACATCAGTGACGCCGATGTCGCTGGCGCAATATCACCGGTGGAGAACGCTCGTCTTCTCGTAGAGAAATCCCGCGGGCTCAACAGCATGCTCGTCGCGCACCATGCCAAATTCGAGATGGCGTTCCTCGACGCGCCAGGGCGCAAGTGGATCTGCACCAAGACGTGCGCCCAGCACCTGTGGCCCGAAGCGCCGGGATATTCGAACCAGTGCCTCCGCTACTGGCTGGACCTTGACGGCCGTGGGCTTGTTGATCCTCGGCAGGCCATGCCAGTGCACCGCGCCGGCCCCGACACCCACGTCACTGCCGGCATTCTGCTCTGCCTGCTCCGCGAGCGCTCCGCAGATGACCTGCACCGCCTCACCTTCGAGCCTGTGATCCAGAAGCGCGTCCTCTTCGGAGGCGAGCATCATGGTCGCCTGTGGTCCGAGCTCGATACCGGCCTTCTAGAATGGGTATTGAAGAAGGAATTCGACGAAGAAACCAAGGCGACGGCCCGCCATTGGCTCGCAATTCACAGGAGCAAAACGACGGTTTTCTAAAATCTTAGCCCTTAATCTTAACAAACGAATTCTCGCCAAACTGTCCCAAAACGGCATCACGATTTGTTTGGGTGCATTGACCAGCCGTGAACCACGACGCTCAACTGCCGCAACCGGTGAGCAACTGGGAGGGCTGCACAAAACGATCAATACGTGCGTGCGGTGGCAAGTGGTGAGTATTTCAGGAAAGAGAAAAATGAAGAAATACAAGGCAATTAGCGTGAGCTACTCGAACATCGGCGAAACGTCCCATTTCATCGCGGAGGAACGTGTCACCGAGGAAGAGGTTCGCGCCGGCAACGACGAGGGGGTCGTCTGCCAAGTCCTTGATCTGAGCCTTATCGGCACAATGCTCAGCGCATTGAACGGGCACCATGGGCACGACACGGACAGTCAGAAAGAAAATCCCTGACCGCATCAAGCTCGAGGTCGCCCTCCGCCGCATGGGCTTGAAAATCGAGGAGGTGCAGTTCGATCACAATCCGGCGCTCGGTTTGCGCCGGATCGACCCGGTAACGGGGGAAACGATCCCCCCGGCCAACGATCCAGACTTCATCGACATGCTCGTCCACGAGACCGAGCACAAGCCAAAGACCTACGGTCCAGGCGGCGAGAAGAGGATCACGACAGCGGGCGGCGACATCCACGCAATCGCGAAGATGAAGCGGCTCGAAAAACAGCAAGCGGAATTCCGGCGCCGGTTAACGGCAAAGCAATCGTGCGAAGCCCCCGATCCGGACGGGGGCAAGAGCGGGAAGCCGAAGTCGAAATGGCCGACGCGGCCCTTCCCGAAACGGAGACCAACGGAATGAAATCGATCCACATCGAAAAGGTGGCCCATAGCAGCATCGTGGGTTCGTCGCTCATGGTGAAGGACGGCCCGGCCGGCCGGTGCATCGCGGTCCTCAAGATCATGAACGCCGATGGCAAGGACGAGGAAATCGCTCAGGCGGTCGCCGGTCTGTCGAGGCCGATGATCACCCCCGCGGAAACCGCGCTCCTCAACAAGCTATCGGACGCGGCTCGTGACTTTTCAAATCTCCCCGGACGTCATTCCGATGATGCGGAGTTTGAACGGAAAATCAGCCGGCTACAGGACATGGTACTGGCGCGCGTCGGTTTCCGCGCGACTGGATGGCCGGCATGAGCACCCAGGACGCGAAGGCATGGGTATCCGCTCGAATGCTTCGGCTCTCCATCCACCCCTATCTCGATCACTACCTGCACCGCAAAAAGGAATATGAGGCGGCATTGCGCGAATGGCGAGAGGCGGCCCCGAAAAGGGTCCGGTATATGCCGCCCGCATCCCTTCCGTTCCACGATGTACGCATCGTCGACGCGCTGTGCGGCGTAGCTGAAAATGACCGCGTGCTGATCAGCGCCAGCCAACTCCACCTCTGCCAGCGTCTTTCGCCGCACATGGTGGACGAGGCTATTACCAAGCTGAACATTGCTGCTTTCGATGCGCGCGAAGAGGCCGCTCGTGAACGTGCGCTCTTCAACCTACAGCGGAAGCGCGTGGCAGCCGCAAAAGCGAAGTGGGTATTGATAACCTTCCTGCTCGTCATGGCCGCCACCCTACTCGTTCTACGCACCGACCCGACGATCGTCTGGAGTTCAACGCGATGAAAGCACCAGTCACCAAACCACTCGACCGCTCAGAGCTTGAGAAATGCTTCTTCTGCGAGAAGGGAATGATGCACGGCGGCGACATCCACTTCTACGAGGTCACCGTCGGCCAATGCATTGTTGACCTGCCAGCGGTCCAGCAGCAGGCCGGCATGGACATGTTGATGGGGCACCCTGCCCTCGGCATGGCGCTCTCCCCGGTGACCAGGGTCGCTCATAGGATGCCGACCAAACGTGCGCTGATATGCGCCGGCTGCGCGCTGGAACCACAGGTCATCCCTCTTGTGCTGGAGGATGAATGATGGCGCTCGCACCACTTTGCCCGAAATGCGGCGGCAACGGCCACGAGGGGCACACGTTCGTCGCGACCGAGTGGACCGCAGATGATGCGGCTCGGCACGGCTACGACCCCGAGCGTACCAGCGCAGCCGTGTTCCGCTGCCAGGGGTGCGGCCATTGGTTCCCTCTGTACCATTGGAACCCCGAGACGCCCGGGATTGTCCACACCGGCCTGTTCGACGAAGAGGGCCGCCCCCACGACCCCTTGCATTCTTCAGGCACCACACCATGAAGCGGTCCGTATTGCGCCAGAAGGACGCGGAACGCCTTATCAAAGCCGCCGAGAACCAAGGCGCCATCGTGCAGATCGATCTGACCACGTTGGTAGCGACCGTTTTTCCGGCAGCCCGCGGGACGAAACCTGTTGACTTTTCGGTGAAGCCGGTTGGCATCCTCTCCCAGGGCAATCTCGCCCCTGATGGAAAGGAAAACTGGGATGAGGACTGATAGGCCCGGCTACCAAAGCCGGAAAAACAAGGATGGGACAGCCGTCCATTACTGGAGCCCGAAGAGGGCTATAAAGGGGGCTCCCGATTATCTGAGCACTCGCCGGCTTGAAGATGGCTTGACCGATGAACAGATCGCGGAGGAGTGCCAACGGTTAACGCAGCTTCTCCGCGACGACCTCCGTAAACTCGGGGCATCACCGACCTACGACGGAACGATCAAATCCCTTATTGATCTGTACCGGACCGACAAGACGAGTAGCATCCACCGGGTCAAGCACTCAACGCGGATCCGCGACTATGAACCTAGCCTCAGAATCTTGGTGGATGCCGTAGGCGGCCGACGTATCGACGCCCTACGAGCCTCCGACTTCATTCGCTGGTTCGAGCAATGGCGCAAGAAAGGCCACAGGCGGGCGTCTGGCGCGATCAAGCTCCTCAGGGTAGTGATCTCCTACGGAGCCGGAGAAAAGCTTCACGGGTGCGCGGACGCTCGTTTGATACTGTCTGACATGCGGTTCGAGCAGCCAATGCCGCGGAAGGTCGCCATGACCTACGAGCAGTGCCTCGCGATCGTTCGCAAGAGCGCAGAACTGGAGTGCCCTTCCATCGGCTTCGTCGAAGCCCTGAAATTCGAATCGGCACTGCGCCGCATCGACGTGATTGGTGAATGGCAACCAACTCCGGACGGCGGCCCATTCCGTTGGCGCGGCATGACGGTCGGCGACATCTCCAAAGACATGATCCTCAAGGTCACGACGAGCAAGACTGGCGTCGACGCCGCTCGCGACCTGAAGCTTATGCCGCTGGTTCAGGAAGCATTGAAGGCCTACTCGATCCCTCAGATCGGCCCAGTCGTCATCGACGAAAACACCGGGCAGCCATACTGGGAGAATCGCTACACGGAAAAATTCCGCATCGTGCGGGATAAGGCGGGAGTTCCTGCACATGTGTGGTCGATGGATTCGCGAGCCGGCGCGGTATCAGAAACCGTCGAAGCAACCGGATCGTTGGAAGCCGCTCGTGATTTGGCGACTCACACCACTACGAAGACGACCCGACGCTACAGCCGGGGCGATGGCCTTGAGGCAAGCAGGAAGGTTGCCGAGGCGCGCGCTGAAAAGCGCAAGTGACATGACGTGACACGAGTGACACGCCGTTTTTCCAAGTAATTGAAAGTATTGGAGCGGGTAGCGGGAATCGAACCCGCGTATTCAGCTTGGAAGGCTGCTGCTCTACCATTGAGCTATACCCGCGGGGGTCTTGATCCGTGCAACGGAATGGTGGAGGGAGTTGGATTTGAACCAACGTAGGCTGAGCCAACGGATTTACAGTCCGTCCCCTTTAACCACTCGGGCATCCCTCCATATTCCGTCGGGATCAAGCGACCAGTGTCGACCGGCGGGCAGTGCCTTGTGGCCAGCGCCTTCGATCTGGCGGCGTATATGACGGGCACAAATCGTCCTGTCAACACGAGGCCACGGAAAAAATTGCGAAAAACGTCATCGTCCCCAATCGGCGGTCGGCCGGCACGGTTCGCAAGCCGCCGGCACTCCACCGGAAGCGGAGCATCCCGCCCTCCGGCCGATGTTTTTCTGTTTTTCGCCCGTCCCTTGTGCAAAACCGCTGCACACTTCGCTGCGACTTGGTCTATAAGGCCGCATGAGCAAAGACGATACCGGCGGCAAATCCGCAAAAGACACCCACTATGCCAAATTGCGCCGGGCGCATCGCGACCAGCGGCGCGAGCGCGGCGAGATTCCGACACCCCGGGACGACCGTCGTCGCAAACCGGCGGAGGGCTGGAAGGCCCCGACGGCTTCACCCGACCAGGTCTACCTCTACGGCCTGCACACGGTGCGCGCCGCGCTGGACAATCCGGAACGGAAGATCATCAAGCTTTCGGTGAGCCAGAACGCCGCCCAGCGGCTGGAGCTGCCCGATCTCTCCACCCTGCCCTATCCGGTCGAAACCGTGCTGCCGTCCGACCTAGACAAGGTGCTCGGCCCCGATGCGATCCATCAGGGCGTCATGCTGGAGACGCGTCCCCTGCCCGTCCGGCGGCTGGAAGCGCTGAAGGACAGTCCGCTGCTGCTGGTGCTCGACCAGGTGACGGACCCGCACAATGTCGGCGCCATCATGCGTTCGGCCGTCGCCTTCAATGCCGGCGCGGTCATCACGACGCAGCGCCACTCGCCGACCGAGTCGGGCGTGCTCGCCAAGACGGCCTCGGGCGCGCTGGAGCTCATTCCCTATATCCAGATCACCAACCTCGCCGACGCGCTGGACGAGCTGCACAAGCTCGGTTTCCTGACGATCGGCCTTGATTCGGAAGGTCCGGAACCGCTGGAGGGCACGCTTTCGGGCGATCGCATCGCCCTCGTCATGGGCGCGGAGGGCAAGGGCCTGCGGCAGAAGACGCGCGCCACCTGCAAGGCGCTCGCCCGGCTCGATATGCCCGGCGCGATCAAGTCGCTCAACGTCTCGAACGCCGCGGCGATCGCGCTTTACGCCACGCAGCGGCACCTTCTGGGCTGAACCGACCGCTGACAAACGAAAAGGCCCACCGGCTTTCACCGGCGGGCCTTTTGCGTTTCGAAGGGCAGCGCCTAGCTGGCAAGCTTCAGCACGCCGCGACCGTTGATGGTGCGCTCGGCTTCGGAAATCGCCTCGATCTTCGAATCGGGGCTGAGGTTCAGGCCTTCGGCACGCACCACCTCGACATCCGTGATGCCGAAGAAGCCGAGCACGACCTTCAGGTAGCTTTCCTGGTGGTCCATGGCGGCGGCCGGACCGGCGGAGTAGTGGCCGCCGCGGGTGGAGACGATGATGACCTTCTTGCCCTTGGCGAGGCCTTCCGGCCCCTCGGCCGTGTAGCGGAAGGTCTTGCCGGCGACGGCAACGCGGTCGATCCAGGCCTTCAGCTGGCTGGGCAGGGAGAAGTTGTACATGGGCACGCCGAGAATGACCGTGTCGGCCGCGAGGAACTCGTCGAGCACGATCTTGCTTTCGGCGACGTCGGCGGCGATCTGTGCGTCGAGCTCTTCCGGCTTGGCATTGGCGGCCATCAGATGCGCACCGGACAGGTGCGGCAGCGGATTGGCGACGAGATCGCGGTAGGTGATGGTGGCGGAAGGCTGTTCGGCCTTGATCTGGGCGGCAACAGCGGCCGTCAGGCGGCGGGAGACGGAATGATCGCCGAGAATGCCGGAATCGATATGGAGGATGTTCATGGATCAGCACCTTGGTTGCGGTTTGGGTGCGATACATATGTCCCGAAAACAATCACGCGATTAGACAGCAAAAATCCAATTGACTGTTTCACTGAGGAAACAATAATTCGCAAAACCGCCCGGAGACACCCATGCAGGACCTGAACGATCTCGCGCTCTACGCCGCCGTGGTGCGCCACAAGGGCTTTACCGCCGCGGCAAACGCCCTGTCCGTACCCAAGTCCAAGATCAGCAAGCGCATCGCGGCGCTGGAGGAACAGCTCGGCGTGCGCCTCATCGAGCGCTCCACCCGCAAGCTCGCCATCACCGATATCGGCCAGTCCTTCTATGAGCGCTGCGAGGCCGTGCTCTCCGGCGTGGAGGCGGCCGAGGCCGTGATCGCAGTCGCCAAGGCGGAACCGGCGGGCACCGTGCGCCTGTCGATGCCGCCGGGTTTTGCCCCCATGGTGGCCGACGTGCTGCCGGGTTTCATGAAGCGCTATCCCGGCGTCCGCCTCTCCATCCTCACCACCGGCCGCGCGGTCGATCTCATCGAGGAGCGCATCGATATCGCCCTGCGCGTGCGCGACGGCTACGACACGGACCAGTCGCTGATCGTGCGCCGCTTTGCCGGCACGCGGCGCTATCTTGCTGCAAGCCCGCGCTTTCTGGAGCAGCACGGCCCGGTCGATCTCGAGACGATCGGCCGCGTACCCACACTCTCCATGCAGGAAAACAGCCCCCGGGCGATCTGGACACTCTTTCACGAGAACGGCGAGGTACACGACGTCTCCCATTCCCCCGTGCTGCTCTGCTCGGATTTCAGCGTGCTGGAGCGGGCGACGATCGAAGGCATCGGCCTTGCCCTCTTGCCCGACATGATCGTCGAACGCGGCTTCCGCAGCGGCTTCCTGACACCGGTCCTGCCGGAATGGACCAGCGCGGAATCGACCGTGCACGCCGTTTTCACCTCGCGCCACGGCATGCTGCCGGCCGTGCGCGCCCTCATCGATCACCTCGCCGAAAACCTGCCCCGCTCGATGGTGCGCTGCCAGGAAATCATCCCCAGAACCGCCCTCGACAGCAACTGGTCGATCTGAAGCCGCCTTTTCCCTTTACAGCGGCGGAGAATATGCTAACTCCCTCGCTGAGTGCCCTTATAGCTCAGTTGGTAGAGCACCTGATTTGTAATCAGGGGGTCCCGGGTTCGAGTCCTGGTGGGGGCACCATTCGCTTTTTCAAGCATTGTTTCCGCTTCTCTTTTTGCGGTTTCCCCCAAATCGGAAAACAT